CTCGAGCGCTTGAAAGGCGGTCGTGACGCGCTGAGAGGCCGCTGCGATCGTCGGTTCCAGCGCCTTGCACTGCTCCCCGAGTTCCAGTACGCGGATCGAGCGCCGGACTAGATCCGCGTCCGTCGCCTCCGCCGCGTGCACCGCGCTGGCGAAGGCCCGCGCCTCCTGCACGAGGTCATCGGCGAGGCGCGCCAGCTTCGGTATGGAGCGCTCCCGCGACAGCAGTTCCGTCTTGATCGCCTCGACGCCAGGCACGTCAACGCTGGTGACCTGCACCCACATCTGGCGGTGCATCGCGTCCACGCTGCCCCCCAACTGCATCTCCTCGCCGCGCTTCTCCTTGAACTCGCAGCGCAGCTTGTCCTCGGCCTCCTGCGCCTCCTGCCAGGCGGCCTCCGCCGCACCCACGTCCGGCGGCGAGGCGTCGTGATCTTCCCGCAGGGCCAGCCGGTCAGCCTCCTCCCTCTGGCGCGCCTCGGCCACCACCTCGAGCCTGGCTAATGTCAACTCCGCCGTCCGCACGGCAGCGGTCGCCGCCACAACGTCGACGCTCTCATCCAGGAGTGCTCGCACCGCCTCCGGTTCATCCGGGTCTAGTCCGGCGCGGAGCGCTGCGGTCTCGAGCACCTGACGCAGCGCCCCCTCCTTCTCGGCACAGAGCAGCCCAACGCCCTCGGCCGCGGCTTCCGTCTCCTTGGCGCGGCGGTTCAACTCCCCCCTGGCGCCGCCGAGCGCATCCGCCGCATCCAGCAGGCTCGCGTACGGCTTGTGGGCGTGCTGGTTCACCAGCCACGTCAGGAGGTCATCATGCGGCGGGTCCAGCGGCATTCCGGCGAGTTCGCCAAGCCGCTCCTCGGTCACCGGCAGGGGATGCCACGCCAGTAGCCCCTTGAGTCGTCGGCGCCACCTGGCCTCCGGGTCCACCAGCTCCCCGCCGAGGATCATCTCCTCTACCGGATCTGGCAGCGGTGCGATGCCCCCCTCGGCCAGGGCTGCCGTGCGGGAGACCTTGCGGCGGAGTTTCCCGGCCGCCATGCGCTCCTCGACCCGGAGCTCGGCGGTCCCAAGGCTGATCCTGGCCTCGTGCTCGCCGTGGGTGATAGAGACCATTCCTGGTTCGAGTCGTTCCAACGGGATGGCTTCCAGAGCGGTAAGGATCCGGCTCTTCCCCCCCATGTTGGTGCCGACCAGGGCCGTCAGGCCCCAGGGCGCGTAGCCCACCAGGAGTGGCCCCTTGCGTGGCGCTATGTTGTTGATCTTCAAGGGGATAGCTCCTGGCGCCCCCTTGTATCGGCTGGGATCGTAGCTGGACTTCGGCATGGGCTTCTCCTCTGGCGATAGGGGCTGCCGCCCCGGGATTCAACGGCAACGCCATTATACACTTTCGCCGCCGACTTGCAAGTGGCCCGCGCTTGCCCTATAATGCCGTCCTTGGAGGTGACGACGGCATGAGGATCACGATCCAGAGCCCGCTCGGAACGAAATCCACCCTCAACGTCCCAGCGAGCGGGAAGCTCACCGCGCGCCAAGTCATCGATTGCCGGCGCGCCCTGAAGGTCCCACCCGGGGTCGGGGGCGTCCTCGGAGAGGCACGCCCCTGCCGGCCACCGGAGGCTGGCGGAATTGAGTACGATGTGGCCGCGCTCGCCGATGGCGGCGCTGTAATGACGCCTGTATCCGTGCCGCCGATTGGTTCGGCGTAGACTTCCAAGATGCTGCGCTCCTTCCGCTATCCGCTCGAGCCCACAAAGGCGCAGGAGGTCGTCCCTGCCTCTTGGATGGAGCACTGCCGGGAACTCTACAACGCGGCGCTCGATCCAGGAGTACGGTCGCCGCCGCGCCGCCTGTCGTGCAAGCCTACGGCGCCAGCCTGCAGGCTGCCCTGCGCCGCGCCATCGTGCCGCCCGGTTTCCGTCGCATCTACACGGCGACGGGCGACTACATCGAACCGATCCCGGGGTGGACGCCATGAGTTGGCCGAACACCTACAACGAGGCGCACGAGGAGGAGATTCGGGCGGTCTATGCCATCGCGCAGAAAACGATCGCGATCCACAAGCGCGGACGCGAGTTGCCGCGTGGGCTGCTCTCGGCCGTGCTCCATTGGCAGCGCATGAGCCGGAAGAAGGAGCGCCTGTTTCAACAGTACGCTCAGCGTAGCGTTGCGCAAGGAGGGCATGCAGCCGCAAGGGAGGGGAGGATCTCATGAAAACGGCCCCGGAGGGCTGGTTTACCTGGATTGGCGCTAACACGGCGCATTTCTTTGTGGCGGCCGACCCATCATCCATCTGCGGCCGCGGTTACGGGCAACCGCGCACCTCTCCCTGGCCTGGTTGTCCGCGCTGCGGCCAGTGCGCGCGAAGGCTCGCAGCGCAGGCGCGATTGGCGGCGCGGAAGGGCGAGGTTTCGCCGTTGGGTATAGGGGGCGGCCAGCCTCCGGCAGAGGGCCGGCCGCAAGGCTAGAGGAGAAGCGTGGCGGGGTCGAGCATAGCACACAACCCGTAGGTGGATTGAGAAGGAGAGGACTATGGCTGAGGAGGCGAAACCCGTAGCACCCACCGTCGAACTGCTGGACGGCAAGGAAGAGCAGAGCATCTGGATAATCGCTCAAGTCGAGGAGCAGATCCACAAATGGCACACCCGGCTTGAGGGCGCGGTCTTCGCCTTGGCGTGGAAGTTGAACTGGTCCGAGGACCGCCAGGGCAATACGCCGCTGGGCGCACTCAAGCTAGTGCCGGAGCTGTTCTGGCGGCTACTTAACGCAACGTCCGGCGACGACTATCCGGTCGCTGCCCCTTCCGGTGATCCATCCGCACCGGACTTCGTTCTCCTCCTCAACCCCAAGCTGTGGAAGGTGCTGCTCGACAAACAAAAACTCTACATCCTCGACGAGCTGCTGAGCTATGGCGCTCCGCGGCTCGACAAGGAAGGCGAGCAGGCCGTGGACGAGAACGGCCGGGCGCTCTGGCGCACCCTCAAACCACAGTTCACCGGCTTCGCCGGCCCCATCCGCCGCCACGGCCCGCAGATCAAGCAGATCAAGACGTTTCTCGCCGAGGCCCGCCGCGGCCACCAGGAGGAGTTGCCCCTGGAGGAACCGACGCCGGGCGAACGGCCCGGAGCACCGGAGGCCGCCGAGCCGCCGGTCATCCACTATTACCCGGCGGCCGTCGTGGTCGACGGCGTCGAGATGCAGTTCCGCTTCACCGGTCCAGAGAACGCGCCGGAGCAGTTGGATGGCGTCTGCCCGCTGACCGAGGAGAACCGCGCCGTGGCCATGGAGGGCTCCGTCCTCAACGCCGCGAAGCTCCCCTTCAACGAGGAGAAGGAGGTCCTGGACGCCTATCGCGAGTACCTGGAAGAGGCGCAGGCCGAGAAGGTGGCAGCAGCGCCGCGCGGGCTCGAAGAGGAGCCGACGGGCCAGGGAGGTGCGGAGGGTGGGAACGGTGCGGAGCCAGAGATCCAGGCGCAGGCCGAGGAGGGCGGGGAAGGCGATGGCGATGGCGATGGCGAGGAGGAAGGCGAGGCGGTCGTGACTGTTCCGACGCGCGGTCGGGGCAAGAAGCGGGGCGCGGAATCGGCGGCGGGGGGGGTGCACTGATGCCGCACCACTCTGGCGAACCGCCCGACGAATACCTGGCGGAGTTGATCCGCGGCCGAGAGCGGGAGGCGAAATCTCTAGGTCTCGGCGCCACCGGCGACTACCCGGAGGGCAAGCTCAGTCCGAGCGACGAGGGTGGCCTGCGCTTCGCCGTCGCCGCTGATCCCGGCGCGCGCAAGCGTCGAGACCGATCTCCGCTCCTACATCCACTTCCTGGAGCGCAAATACGGCCTGACCATCCACGCCATCGACTACCAGAAGCGACGGGCTGGCGAGTACGTCAAGGCGGTCACCACTCTTGGGCCGGAGACGAAGCGCGGCGGCGACTGGTTCGCGCTGGCGAGCTGAGAATCGCCGAGGGACAGCCCCGTCCCCTACAGGTGCCGGGAGGCCTCGAGGCTAGGAGGAGAAGATGCAGCGATACAGCATCGCCACAGGAATGCGGCCCCTGTGTCCGCAGGCGATGATGTTCGACGAGGAGCGCAATACCTGGGTGGCGCTCGGCGGCAAGGTAGCCTTCAGGGACGGCTACGCATGGAGCCTCATGGGAGCGATGCCACCGCAGCGGTCGGCAGGAGAGGAGCGCCGATGACCGAGCCGCGCCTGTTCGAGCGCTGGATTGTTGTTGCCTTCTGGCAAGGGGGTTACTGGAAGGTTCACGCGGACCGGTGGCTCACGCGGGAGTACATCATTCATCTGAGGCTCGGCGGCGGAGCGGGCGATTGATGACCCTCAATCGCGGCAGCCTCCTCGAACGGCAGTTCATCGCCTCCCTGCCTGCGGGCCGAGTCTGGGTACGCAAGCTCCACACGCCGCCTGCGACCGGGCCGCTGATCGCGTACATAAAGAGCGTGAATCAGGGGCGCGTGCCGGACCGCCTCCTCGGAGTGCTGCATTCGACCTTTACTCCCACGCAGCCGTTCGACTTGCTGGTGACCGCGCCTGCCAAGCAGCCGCACGCCAGGGATGGCGAGGAGTACCATGCCGAGGTCTTTAACGCCCCCAGTGGCGGCGACTTCGAGCTGATCGTCCGCCCATCAGTTGTCTTCGCCTTCGAGCTGAAGAGCTGCGGCGATGCTAGGAACCTGCCCTTCGATCGGGTGAAGCCGCACCAGCTGGACGGTCTGCTCGAAGCCGCGTCACGGGGCATCGTCGCCGGGCTACTGATCGAGTTCCCCGAGGTCGGACCGCACGGCGAACTCTATTTCGTTCCGGTGCAGTTGTTCGCGTCCTACCGAGCCGGCGCGGAGCGCGCCAGCTTCCCCCTGGCGGCGGCGCATGAGCACGGCATCCTGATCGAGCCGGATCTCGACCGCGGCCGAGTGCATCGCTTCTGGAAGGCCGGCGAGCTGCTGCGCCACTTCGGGGCGGACTTGCCGCCAACGCGTCCGCACCAAGCCGCGCGCGAGCCGGCAGTGGCCAGGCTGTAGAAGCAGCAGCGCTACGGTCGGCCCCTGGCGGGGCGCCGGCGCGCTGTCTGACAGGAGGTAGCCTCATGAGGCAGGGAGTAGCTCTCGCGAGCACGATGCGGCCAGCGGCCCATCCAGCCGGTGGCATCGCGCTCAACCTCTGGCCATTTCGCGTCCTCTGGCGTGTCGTTCTGATGCCGCTCGGCAACCACGGTGGCCGGCGGCGGGTGCGCGCCTACGCGGTCACGGTGTTCGGCTTCCGCACCGGCTTGGCCGTGCTGCGGTGGGAGGAGCCCGAATGAGACCACCGACCAGCCGCACACCGATCAACGACCTCGCCGAACTGCTCCGCCGAGAGGTGCTACCGAGGATTTACGGCAAGCCCGTCCAGTTCGTGATGCTCGTCTTCACCGAGACCGAAGGCGGTCGCGCCGACTGGATCTCGACCGTCGAGCGCGAGGATGCCAACACCGCCGTCGCGGAATGGTTGCAGAAGATGGATCCGGCGATGGCGAAGCGCGTCTTCGACCGGCTGCTTCAGCAGAACCTGACCGGACCCGAGCTGGTCCAGGGATGATGGTCGTGGCGCGCCTCTCCATCCCAGGCCACCTCGCCGGCGTCCCCGTCGTCGATCTCCGCCACCTACGTGAGTCGCGGCAACCGGCAGCGGCCTACCTGGTCGGCGCTGAGCATCGCGGCAATGGCTCCATGCTACTTGCGCACCGGCGCGGGACGCTGCATGTGCGCCCGGAGACGACACCATGAGCGAGTCCCTAGCCGGTCTCTATGTGCCACCCGATGTTGAAGACGCCGCAGCGCGATGGGGCGCGAACTGCGGCCCATGCGCAATCGCCGCCGTTACGGCGACGCTCATCGATCGGATCAGGAGATTCCTTGAACCCTTCAGTGGTCACATGTCGCCCACCGAAGTCCAGTTCGTGCTGCGCAGCTTAGGCTGGCACGCCGTCGCAGTGAACACGCCACATCGGCGTGGCCTAGCGTTCGTGCAGTGGTGCGGCCCTTGGGAAAAGTTCACCAGAGCCGCCTACCGGCACACTCATTGGATCGCCTACCGGATGATGGGCGACGCCGAGGATCTCGGTAACATCGCCTTCTACGATGTCAACGTTGGCGACGCCGGCGGCTGGATCTCGGGCAATGAATGGGACCGGACGATCGTGCCGGAGCTGCTGCCGGCGAAGGCCACCGGCTGGCGGGTGAGACTTTGGTTGGAGGTGGCGCGTGGGTAAGACCAGCATCGAGTGGACAGACATGACATGGAATTGCGTGCGCGGCTGTACCAGGGTGAGCGAGGGGTGCCGCTTCTGTTACGCAGAGCGTCAAGCGGCGCGCTTCGCCGGTCATGACCTGATCGAGATCGAGGCCAATAGCGAGATCAATCGTGGCGGTCACGGCCCTTTCGCCGGTTTCGCCAAGATGACGGCGGCTGGCCCGCGCTGGACTGGCCGCGTTGAGTTGATCCCCCACATGCTTGCCCTACCCTTGCAGTGGAAGAGACCGCGACGGATCTTTGTGAACTCAATGTCCGATCTCTTCCACGAGGCACTGCCCTTCGAGCAGATTGCGGCTGTCTTTGGGGTGATGGCGACGTGCCCGCAGCACATCTTCCAGGTGCTCACCAAGAGACCGGAGAGGGCGCGTGAGTTCATCGAGTCGGTTTCAAGGGTGGCGAGAGCGCCAATGTCGAACGGGCGCGAGGTCACCGTGATACTCGGCCGTGCGGATGAATTTCTTCCCGATGATCTGTCTGACAAGCTCTGGACGCGCGCTTGGTCGAACGCGAAGGACGCCTGGCCGCTCCCCAATGTCTGGCTAGGTACCTCTTGCGAGAACCAGGAGACCGCCGATAGGCGCATCCCGGAGCTGCTGCGGACGCCAGCGGCAATCAGGTTTGTGTCTTGCGAACCAATGCTGGCTCATGTAGACTTCACTGCCTACCTCGGGAGGCGAAATAGGCCAGTAGACCGTCTCAATGATTCACTCGGGGAAAATTTGGCGCCACATCTCGACCAGGTCATAGTTGGCGGCGAATCTGGACCGCACGCCAGGCCGTTCGATCTGGCTTGGCCACGCAGCGTTATCGGACAGTGTAAGGCTGCAAAAGTGGCGTGTTTTATCAAGCAACTCGGCGCGCAGCCGATCGATGGCTACTTGACCGCCTGCGAGGTCGTCGAGGGCGAGCGCGGCATCCAGCGGCCGACGGATCAGCCGCTCACCGAAGAAGTCGCCGCCGCCATCCTCCGTGATCATCATCTTGTGGACATTCCCGCTGGCGGCTTCCCTCGGCGGCTCGCGCTGAAGGACCGCAAGGGCGGCGACATGTCAGAGTGGCCAGAATATTTGAGGGTGCGCGAGTTTCCGGAGGCACCGCGTTGACGCCTCCACGCGCCACGAGCGCCGTCCTCCTCCTACCGGTCCTCCCAGCGAACGCTGTCTTCGGCAGTACGCAGGAAGAGTTCTGGCATCACGGCCGCCTCGACCTGGCGCGGCCCGATGGCCAGGGCGAGAGCCACCCTGAGCAGCGCGCCTATCTCCACGTCCCGTGCCACCGAGGCGACGAGGCCGAACTGCTGCGCATTGACGCGCTGTGGTCAGCGAAGGGCGTCGTCGATCACGGGTACAACGAACAGTATCCAGACCGCGGCCCATCTGCGACCACTGGGGCTGGCGGATGACCTCACATCGGCTGTATCCACGGTTCGGCGCTGCTGCTGATGGCGATGGCCGAGCATGGCGTGCGCGGCTTCCTGGCCAGGGCTCGGCGCACGTCGCATCGTGGACCGTTGAGCGTGACGATACCGCGCCGCACCACTGGGCATGGCGCATCGTCCTCGCGCTTGAGCCCACCGTCAAGGGGAGGGATTAGATGAGCGGCAAGGTGCGCGAGCGCCCGATCATTTTCTCAGGCGATTCGGTGCGGGCGATATTGGCGGGCGAGAAGAGTCAGGGCCGCCGCATCATCCGCCCACAGCCCGATCACCTTCAGCGCTACGAGTGGAAGGGCAAGGTGCTCTACGACGCCGAGCACCGTCTCTGGTGGTGGAAGGAGCACTGCTGGGACCTTGACACCGAGATGCGAGCTGACCTCGCCGAGATGTGCCCCTACGCGCCGGACTTCAAGCTCTGCGGAGGGCGGCTGTGGGTCCGCGAGACTTGGGGCCACTTCGGCGGCGATGAATACCTGTACCAGCAGGATCAGCGCGCCGTCACCTACAGGGCCTGCCATAGCGCCGCAGACCCGCTTGACATGCGCGAGCCGGCCGGCGGTCGCTGGCGCTCCCCGATCTTCATGCCACGTTGGGCCTCCCGCCTCACGCTGGAAGTGACCGGCATCCGCGTCGAGCGGTTGCAGGACATCAGCGAGGAGGACGCGAGGGCGGAGGGCTGTCGCGAGATCGACAGCATCGCTGCCGGTGGCCAAGCCTCAGCTGCGCAGGTGTTCGCTGGCGCCTGGGACCGCATCAACGGCAAGCGCGCGCCTTGGAGGTCAAATCCGTTCACTTGGGTCGTTTCCTTCAGGAGGGTTATGCATAACGGGGTGCTCTTCCCGTGAACTTCCAGCGGCTCAAGATCGAGCCCACCTCCGGTCGCCGAGGCCGCACCTTCTCGGTCGCCTTGCTCAACTACATAACTGCCGACTGCCTCTGGCCGCTCGGCGCAAGCAGTCCAGACCGCGAAGTCCACCGGCCGGTCTATCTCAGCTATGCCGGTACCGACCAGGAGGTGACTGCGTTCACCGCGAACTTGCGCTCCGGCCGCAAGGCGATGGTCTATAGCGAGTACGATCACTGCACCATGTACTCGCTTGAGGTCCCGAGGTCCGCCGGCTTCAAGTTCGTCCGCCAGCAGCTTTCGGATGGCGCGCTGGCGATGACCGTCTATTTGCCCGAGCTGTGGCGGATCGAGCCGGAGGTGCTGCCCGACAAGATCAGCTTCCTGTTCGCGCCGCCATGCTGGTGGCTCGACCTGCAGGCGCCGCGGCTGAAGCTTGAGCACGGAAGCGGTCCCAACGCGCAGCGGCAGGCGGCGATCGCCAGCTATTTCGCCGCCTTCCTGGACCGGCGGTCACCCTTGCCCATCATCAACGAGACCGCGTTTCACCAGCGGCTCTGGCGTGCGGCCCGCGAGGAGGACTGGCTGATCGAGCCCCACGGCTACCAAGGCAACCGCGGTAAGCTCTACGTCTATCCCGACCGGGTGAACAAGGAGCGGACGCAGCTTGCCGGGCTTGAGCTGGTGCGCTTGGTCCATGTCGAGCACTCGGCTTTCGCGGCGTTCCTCGGTCGGCAGGTCGAGCTCTACCGCAAGGAGCGACCTGTGGCTACGGTACCAGCGGTCAAGAAGCTGCACGCCGCGAATCGAGCCTTTCAGCTTGGCTTGTTCGACTCGGAGATGGCGGAGGTGGCGGCATGCGGGTGACGCATTCGCTCGCGGAGGCGATGCGGCGATGAAAGCCGCGCCCTATCACGAACAGGTAGGCGTCCAGCTCTATGTGGGTGAGGCGCTCGAGCTTGTCTCTCAACTGGCCCCCGGCTCCGTCGACGCAGTCGTCACTGATCCCCCCTACGCGATCGCCGGGGAATCGCTGATTGCCAACTCGCGCACGGTAAGGACGGTGAAGGAGACGCAGTTCTTTGCCGCGTGGCTGCGGGAGCATCTACGGGAATGGCTGCGCGTTTTGCGGCCAGATGGCGCCGTTTGGATGACGCTCGACTGGCGCGATTGCCTTGAGTTAGATCACGCCTCAGCGAAGCTCGGCATCCGGCGCGCGCCCGCGATTGGAGTGTGGGACAAGTGCAGGATGGGGCTCGGCGGCGTGCTACGGCGGAGCTACGAGACTTTTGCGGTACTCCAACTCAATGACTTCGAGGCGGCAAGCGCCTCCGAACCGGATCTCTGGCGTTGCGCCTGGGGCGGAGGGAAAGCGTCGACGCTTACAGACCATCCTGCCGAGAAGCCGGTCGCTTTGATGGAGCGCGCCGTGCTGCTCGTATCGCCGCGCGGAGGGCTCGTGCTCGACCCCTTCATGGGCGGCGGTTCGACCGCGATCGCTGCCATTCGCAACGGCCGGCGCTTCGTTGGCTTCGATCGAGATCCCGACTTCGTCCACGGTGTGCGCCAACGACTGATCGCTGAGGGGGAACAGGCCAATCTCCCGCTCGCCATTCCCGAAGCCACCACCTTCGAGCGCGACTGGGATGAGGCCACCAGAAAGCCGACGCTCTCCGTCCATGAGCAAAGTGCGGACCTCCTGGAACCCGAGAAGCCATGAGACCCGGTGCGCGCGCGATCGCCGGCTATTATCCGACGCCGACGGTGCTCCTGCCGACGATCGCCTCCGCAGTATCCTTCCCGCCACCGAAGGGGAAGTCGCAGCGCTTCCTCCTGTTCGATCCCTGCGCTGGCGAGGGGGAAGCGATCCTGGCGCTCCGCAAGCTCTGGTGGCCAGAAGCCGGCGCGAAGGCAGCACACATCCTGGCGACAGAGATGGAGGAGGAGAGGGCGGCGCTCCTCTCAAAGAGCGCCACGCGTACTGACTGGACGGTCCACGCCGATGCCTTCTCGTTGACCTGGCCGAAGGGCGAGGAAGGCTGCTCACTCCTCTTCCTCAATCCGCCCTACGACAGCGATCGCCGCCACGGCCGCCTTGAGGAGCGGTTCCTGGCGCGGTTCGGGCCGACGCTGGCGCCGGGTGGCGTGCTGATCTACATCGTCCCTGGCGCTGGCTTGGTCGCCAGTGCGCAGACCCTGGGGCGCCTCTTCACCAATCACCGGGCGTGGCGCTTCCCAGGCGAGCACTTCGATGCCTACCGGCAGTGCGTGCTCCTCGCGCGGCGCGCCGCGATGCCGCTCCCGGGGAGCCGCACCGCGGAGCGCATCCGGGATTGGGGGCGCGACTCCGCAGCGCTCCCGCCGCTGCCGCCGGTCTGCGAGGAGCCGCTCCTGGTCGAGCAGCGCGACTACGGCTTCTCGCCCCGTGTCGCCGCCTTCGACTACCAGGGCGCTCGGGCTGAGTTCAAGCCGTGGGCCGGCGTCCCCGCGCTCGGTACGGATCTTGAGGTCCAGGACCTGATCGGGCGGTCCTTTCCGACGGCCCTGCCGCCGAAGCCGGCGCACCTCGCCCTAGCCCTTGCCGCCGGCCACTTCAACGGCCACGAGCTGTGGCCGGACGACGACGGCTTTCCGCCTATCCTGCTCAAGGGCATGTTCACTCGCGAGCTGATCGAGGTCGAAGAGAAGGTCAACAAGGACGGCGAGGTGACTGGCCGCATTCTGGTGCAGCAGCCGCGGCTTGAGATGTGTGCGCTGCGGCTGGACACCTACGAGTTCTTCCGGCCGCCTACCGGCGCCGAGCCCACCGGCTCGGAGGACGTGGAGCAGTGCAATGTCGCCGACCTGCTCATTCGCTACAGCGGCTCGCTGGCAGAACTGATGGCAAAGCAGTTCCCCTCGCTCCATGATCCCCCTGACCGGGAGCAGCAGATCCGGCTGCCCGACCTCGGCCGGCCGCTGTTCACTTGCCAGCACCACGCGGTCCAGGCGTCGCTCAAGCTGCTGGCCAGCGATCGCAATCCGAAAATGGTATCGCAAGTCGGTACCGGCAAGACTGGCGTTGCGCTCTACATCGCAGCGGCCCTCAATCCGCGTCACCACGAAGACACCTGCCGGGAACTGCGGCGCGTCGGCTTCACTCGCCGGCCACCGAAGGTCCGCCGCACCCTCGTCATCTGCCCGCCGCACCTCCTGATGACCTGGGAGACTGAGGCCCGCGCGGTCTGGCCCTCGGCCTGGGTCAAGGTGGTGACGGACATCGCGGATCTCCGTTGCATGGACGCGCAGATCTACCTGCTGAGCCGGGAGACGGCGAAGCTCGGCCATGGCTACCGCGGCGTCGCTGGCGGTCACTGTCCGCGTTGCGGTGCCCCCTTCGAGGAGTCGGCCGAGGAATGCGTCAGCAGGCGCCTCCGCTGCCAGGCGGTCCCGCGCCTGCCGGCGAACGTCTGGGCCGAGATGGCGGAGGACCTGGCCGCACATGTCCTCGCCGTGCGCCCCAACGAGGAACTGGCCGGCGCCCTGAGCCGCAGGCATCGCATCCTCCATGAACGAGCGGAACGACCGCCGGCCGCCGGGATCAACGGCGAGGGCTTCCTGGCCATCGCGCTGCGTCTCGGTGCGCTCCTGCCGCACCAGTGCACGATGGCGGACTGGCAGCAGTACAGCAAGCCCATCGGCGCCTTCGTTGAACTCGGCCGCGGCCTCGCCATGGAGAGTGCTTTCATCGCCTTGATCGACGAGATGCTCGCCACCGTGTCGCCGGGCAAGCAGCGCTCGGAATACGGGTGGGCGCATCTCCTTCAGGCAAGGCGATCGCTAGCCATGGACCTGACGCGAGGCGATGACTACCCGGATCGCACCTTGAACCTGGTCAATGCGCTCTCGCTCCTCCACGAACTCGCCGCCTGGCGCGATGGCGAGGTCAGTTACCGATTCAGCCGCGCTCGCCGCACCGATCTCAAGACCGGCGCCTGCAACGAGCCGCTCTGGCAGGCGGTCCCGGAGCCGCGGCGCTTCCCGCTCGCCACCTACATCTGCCGGCGGCTGCCGCGGATGTTTGATCTATTAGTGCTTGATGAAGCTCACGAGGCAGGGAATCAGGGGACGGCCCAGGAGAAGGCCGCACACCGCCTGGTCGAGCTCGGCCTTCCGACGCTGATGCTCTCCGGTTCGATCATGGGCGGCTACGCGTCCAGCCTCTTCGCCAACTGGTGGTCACTCGATCGCGCCTTCCGTGAGAGCTACGACCGCAGCGACCGCGCTGCCTTCGTCCGCCGCTACGGCTTCCTCAAGTTCTTCGAGAGCTACGACGAGAAGAAGTCCAACAACGGTCGGTCCTACGGCTCGCAGAGTGATCGAGAGACGAACGGACTCAAGCCTCTCGGCGAGGTTCCTGGCATCCTGCCGCTGTTTCTGCTGCGTCACCTCCTGCCGGCCGGCATCGTCATGCACCAGTCCGACCTCGAGAGCGAGATCCCGCCCATGCACGAGCGGTCGATCGCGGTGCCGTGCGAGGAAGGCGGTAACGATGCTGCTCTGCTCGCCGAGTACCGTCGCCTTGAGGAGAAGATGCTCGAGCGCGTCCGCGGCGACATGTTCACCAAGCTAGCCGGCAAGCTCTGGGGAGCGATGGGCGAGCTGCCCTCCTACCTTGACCGCTGCACCGACGACCAGGAGCGCTTCGTCCTCAAGTACCCCGAGGATGTCGGCGGCATGATCGTGGCCGAGGGCATGGCCTTCCCGGCGAGCTGGCGGACGCCGAAGGAGCGATGGCTGCTAGATCGACTACGGGAGCGCTTGACGGAGGGCCGAAAGGTGCTCGTGTTCCTGCGGCACACGCAGTCTGCGCTGCCGCTCCGGCTGCTGCGGCTCATCAAGGCCGAGGTCACGCCGCGGGCGGCGTTCCTGGCTGCGGATCGGGTCCTGGCGCGGAAACGGGAGCAGTGGATCAACGACCACATTCTCGCCAAGGGCATTGAGGTGATGATCGTGAATCCGAAGGCGATCAGCACCGGGCTCAACAACCTTGTGTCATTCAGCGCTGGGATATGGTACGACACCGATTACGACGCGCGAACTTACCGTCAAGCGAACGGCCGACTTCACAGAATCGGAACGGTGCGCGACATTGATATCGATTTCGCGTTCTTCAGCGGCACGGCGCAAGAGATCGCACTGAGGCTGATCTCGCGAAAGGTGACCAGCAGCCTTCAGGTCGACGGGCTCAGCGTCCAGGGGGCGCTTGAGTCATTCGGCAGCGAGGGTAGCGAACGCGCCGCCATCGAAATGGCCTTGCAGCTCGGTGAAGCGATCTACCGACGCCTCTCACGGAGTGTCTAGAAGGGGGTGCTTGACCTTCGCCGATTTCTACTATAGTGTCCGAGAAGGACGAAGCGCCCCGAGGGCTGAGACCCCACGAGGCGCCCTGACCAGCGAACCCCCAGGAGGGTGCGATGGCTAATCCGAAGACTAGCAGAAAACACATGGCGGCAGGACAGTCCTGGGTGCGCCGCGCCGCAGGAGAGCAGAGCCATGGCAAGAGCAAACGCAGCACCGGCAGCACCGCAGCCAGTCGCGCTCCTCGCGATCGATGTTCGCACGATGCTGGTGCCGTTGGTGGGCACCTCGCCGCTGATCGTCCATCGGTTCGGCGACAAGGCTCGCCGCCAGATCGAGGACAAGCAGCAGAAGAAGGCCAAGACCGCCAAGGCGCCCCGCGACCCGGAGGCCGACTTTCTGGCGTCGCTGTATCCTATGCCAGGCCATGAGGCCGGCGCGGAGGGAGCCATCTACGGTTTCCCGGCGAGTGCCTTCAAGAACTCGGCGGTTGACGCGTGTTCCTTCATCAGCGGCCTGACCAAGGTTCTCGCCCGCGGCGCCTTCCACATTCAAGAGGAGACCGGCGGTCTCGTGCAGCTCGAATACAAGAGGCTCGCGCAGCGCTGCGACACGGTGACCATCGCGATGGGGACCCGCGACCTGCGCTACAGAGCCGAGTTCTCCGGCTGGAAGGCGACGCTGAGGGTTCAGTACAATGCCGCCGTCATTTCGCCAGAGCAAATCATTAACCTTTACAATGTCGCCGGGTTCAGCATCGGCGTCGGCGAATGGAGGCCGCAGAGGGACGGCAGTTACGGCAGGTTTAGCGTCCAGGCCGGGTGAGGCGGGGATCGGCTAGGCGGGGCACGGGTTGGCGAGGCGTGGCGCGGCGCGGCAGTCGCGGCAAGGCAGGGCTGAGCGCGGCTGCGCAGGGCAGTGACCGGTTGGGCGGGTCGCGGCAGGAATGGCGAGGCGCGTTGCGGACTGGCGCAGCATGGCGGGTCCGGGCGCGGCATGGCTAGGCGGGGCCGGGCAGCAAGGGCGTGGCCTGTCCGTGCGGGGAGTGGCTTCGCGGAGGCGTGGCTTGGTCTCGAAGCGGCACGGCGATGGCGTGGCAGACGCGGCGTGGTCATGGGCGTGGCCGGTCCGGGACCGGCAGTGCTGGGCTAGTCGCGGCAGGGCACCCGATGGCTTGGCGAGGCAGGCGTGGTTCAATCGTTCAACCGAAAGGAGCTGTCAGAATGACGAGAAGAAGGCAGGTCAAGGAGTATCGGCCGCGGGAAGGTGCGCGCCTCTCGGCTGAGCAGGCGCAGGTCGTAGGCGAGGAGTTGGAAACGCTGCCGGCGATCACGGCTCAAAGCGTGGTGGAGGCGGCGCGGCCCGAGGAGGCGCGCCTGCATCCGTTCTTCGAGTGGGACGACGTGCGGGCGGCGGAGCTTTACCGCGAGGAGCAGGCGCGGCACCTGATCCGCTCCGTCAACGTGATCTTCGTGGACGACGGCGAAGAGCGCGAGACGCAGGCATTTCACTTGATCGAGGTCGGCGACGAGCGCCGCTACTCGCCGCTCAGCGAGGTCATGGATTCCGCGGAACTCCAGGCGCAGATCCTGAAGCGAGCGCGAGCGGAGTTGGCCTCGTGGAAAGCTCGCTATTCTGAGTACCGCCATCTCTTCGGCCCGGTCATGCAGGCAATCGAGGAGTCGGAGGAGGAGGCACACCCACAGGAAGCGCACGTCTAGGGCTGGGCGGCCATTGGCGCGGTCCGGGCCTGGGCGCGGCTTGTCGGGTAGTGGCACTGCGAGGCGTGGCGGCGAGGGGCATGGCAGCCATGGCAGGGCTCATCTCGCCTGGGTTCAGCGGCGCAGGTCATGGTCGGGCATGGTCGGGCAGGGTTCGGCAGTCTCGGCGTGGATGGGATTGGCCGGGCGAGGCAAGTCCTGGTGGGGCACGGATTGGCTTGGCAGACTCGGCATGGCGAGGCTCGATCCGGCCGGGCATTGCTTGGCAGGGCAGGGGAAGGCAAGGATTTGCTTGGCAGGAGCGGCTTGGCACCGAATGGCCAGGCTAGGCGAGGCATGGCGAGGCGCGGTACGGCGTGGCAGCAACGGCATGGCGTGGCGGCGCGAGGCTGCCAGGCACGTTAGCGCCTCTCGCGGGGCGCATGAAAGGAGCAATGATGTTCAAGAAAAGCCGCACGATTCTGACCCCAACGCTCGCCAGGGCCGCGCTCTCGCCACATCTCGAGATGGAGCGCCGGCTCAATCTGGATTGGGCACCGCACTTCCTTGAGGACAGTGACCGCCGCAGCGTCGCGGCGGCGATGGAATACCACGGCGCCGACTTGGCCTGCGACGCTCCGCCGGAGCTGCTGATCGGCCGCCGAGAGACGACCCGCTGGACGACGCCGACAGTCGCCGAATGGTGAGGGCGCCCATTGATCGCCTCGAAAAGGGGCAAAGGAGGAACTTTACCCTATGACCGCGAAGCTCCACATGGCGCCGGACCTGGTGCTGCCGATCGAGGCGGTCGTCCAGACCTTCGCCGTTCTCGCCAAGCGCGGCTCCGGCAAGTCCTACCTCGCCTCTGTCATGGCTGAGGAGATGCTTAAGGCCCGGCAGCAGATCGTGGTTTTAGACCCGACCGGCGGCTGGTACGGCCTGCGGTCATCGGCGGACGGCAAGAGCGTCGGCTTCCCGGTCGTCGTCTTCGGCGGAGAGCATGCCGATGTCAAGCTCGAGGAGTCCGCCGGCGAGGTGATCGCCGGCGCCCTGGTCGCCCATCGGTTCCCGGCCGTCATCGACCTGTCGATCTTCCGTAAGGCCGAGGCCGTACGTTTCGCCACCGCGTTCTGCGAGACGCTCTACCGGCTCAACCGAGAGCCGGTGCATCTCTTCGTTGACGAGGCCGATGCGTTCGCTCCGCAAGAAAGGCGCGGCGGCGGTAAGCGCGGCAGCGAAGCGCCGCTCCTGGGCGCCATGGAGGACCTGGTCCGGCGCGGTCGCAAGCGCGGTATCGGCTGCACGCTCATTTCGCAGCGACCGGCGGTTCTCCACAAGTCGGTCCTGACGCAGTGCGAATCGCTCTTTGTCCTGAAGATGGTTCACCCGCTCGACATTGGGGCCATCGGCACATGGGTGGATGTTCATTCCGAGCCGGCCGAAGCCAAGCGCGTGATCGACAGCCTGCCGACTCTGCCGATCGGTGACGCTTGGTTCTGGTCGCCGGCCTGGATGGGCGTCCTGCAGCGCGTCTCCATCCGGCGGCGTGAAACGTTCGACAGCTCCTCGACGCCGCTACCGAACAAGGCGGTCCTGCAACCGAAGGAGCGGGCCGCGATCGACCTCAACAAGCTCGGCGCCGAGATCAAGGCGACCGTGGAACGCGCGAAGGCCGAGGACCCTAAAGAGCTCCGCCGGCGTATCGCTGACCTCGAACTGGCGGTGAAGGCGGCGGAGCAGAGGACCGCGACGCCAGCAGCGGCAGTCCCTCCCCGCGTCGTCGAGGTCCAGGTTCTCCACGCGGACGCTACGGCGGACCTGCGCCAGACGGCCGCCGACCTCCGCGCAGCCGCCGAGTTAGCCGACAGGCGCGCCGGCGAGATCCTCGGGACTCTCGATCGGGCCATCGCCAGCATCGAAGCCGCGCGCCGACTCAGCGCGGCGCCATCGCCGGCCCGCGCCGCCCGAGCGCGGCAGGCACCACCCGTTCGCACCGCAACGACGCGGCAGGCAGCAGGCGACGGCGCCGGTAGCATCGGCAAAAGCGGTCTGCGCCGCATCCTGATCGCGCTCGCGCAGCGCCAAGGCTTGACGAACCGGCAGATAGGCGTGCGCGCCGGCATCTCGAGCAAGAGTGGCACCTTCTCGACCTACCTGTCGCGGGCTCGCACGCAGGGCTGGATCAATGACCAGGGGGACCGCCGTTTTATCACCGACGCCGGCCGCGAAGCCTTAGGCGCCTTCGAGCCGCTGCCGAGCGGCCATGCACTTCTCGATTACTGGCTCGCACAGTTGGGACAAAGCGGTGCTGCGCGGATTCTCCGCGTGCTCGCCGCGATCTATCCCGCCGGGCTTTCCAGTACCGAGGTGGGCGAGCGGGCGCAGATCTCAAGCGATGGTGGTACGTTCTCAACCTACCTATCGCGGCTGCGTACCCTCGAGTTGGTCACCGGCGGCCGAGGCGAGTTGCGGGCGAGCGAGGAACTCTTTGGATGCACGCGCGAAGAGCGGGATGTCAGCCCGGAGGAGGGGGCGACCTCATGACCGACGCAGGGATCGAAGCTGCGTTCGAGGATCTGATCCGCGAGGCGCCTGAACTGCTGCGGCGCCAAGGCAAGCTCATCCGTCCCCCGACTCCCGAGGGCGCAATGCCGCCAGCGCTGAAGCCGATGCCGGCCCCGCCGCGCGCAAAGCCGGTGCGGCCGCCGGTCCCGATCGGCGATGTGCGCCCGCTGCTCGAGCTCTTGTCCGACTACCTGCGGCAGCTGGACCACGCCTGGGCTATCGGCAAGCCGGTGAAGAAGCTCATGTTGCGGGCCGGCGAGCTTCGCGGCTCGATCGAGCGGGCGCTGGGTGAGCCGGAGGACGCAGAACCCGATAGGAAAGCGAGATGACCAGGCTGAGCATTCTCGAAAGGAGGGTCATCGATGCAGGAACTGACGCATTATCACCTCTTCCACGGTCTCGGTGGCGCCGCGAAGGGCGGCGAGCATGTCGAGGTCCAAGCGACGGCTGGCGGCCAGGAACTGCGCGCACGGTTCCGTTGCGTCGGCGGCATCGATGTAGTGCCAGAGGTTGTGCGGGCCTTCAACCGCTACGTCGGCGTTGAGGGGACATGCGTCGACCTGTTCTCTCGCGAGCAGTACGTCGCCTTCCACGGTCATCCACCGCCGACGGACTGGCGCGAGGCGACGGCGGAAGACCTGCAGCGTTCCTCCGGCGGCGAGACCCCCGACATCATTGTGTCGAGCCCGCCGTGCAAGGGTTGGTCAGGATTAGTCACCGAGGAGCGGTCACGGTCACCGAAGTATCAAGCGCTGAACGCTCTCGCCCTCCGCGGCATCGGCCTGGCGATCGAGGCATGGGCCGATGATCCACCAAGCTTTTGGCTCCTCGAGAACGTCCCGCGCCTAGTGAGTCGCGGCGCGGCGCTCCTCGGCGCCATCGTCGGCATGCTCGAAGCAGCCGGCTACGTGGTCACCTACACCATCCCGGATCTCGGGGAGATCGGGAACCTGGCGCAGTCCCGCAAGCGCCTGCACCTGGTGGCACGTCACCGGGAGAAGGTGCCGGTCTGCATCTTCGAGCCGCCAAAACGCCCGCTGCGTGCCGTGGGCGAGGTGCTGGGGCCGCTGCCCTTGCCAGGACATCCCGCCGGCGGGTTCCTGCACCGGCTGCCGCGGTTGGAGTGGCGCACGTGGGTGCGACTGGCGCTCATCCCGGCCGGCGGCGATTGGCGGGACCTGAACAAACTGGTGGTGGAAGACGGAGTACTGCGGGACTACCGGCTCGAGCCGGGCACCTACTGGCACCCGGGCGTCCTCGGCGTCAACGAGTGGGACGGCCCAGCGTCGACGATTACCGGCCGCGGCGGAACGACGAACGGCGCCCATGCCGTCGCGGACCCGCGAGTGGGCGACGACTGGAACCATGGCGCCCTCGGCATCAGATCCTGGGAGGAGCACGGCGCCGCGGTGACCACAAACGGCGGCCCGACGTCGGGAGCGCATGCCGTGGCCGACCCGCGGGCACCCTACACCGGCTCCTACCAGCAGCTCGGCGTCCAGAAGTGGGACCGGCCGGCCGGGACAGTCACCGGCCAGAGCTCGCCCGGGCAGGGACCCATCTCGGTGGCCGATCCGCGCTGCCCGCACCCGCTCTACAAGGGCATGCTCGGGGTCGCCGGCTGGAACGCGCACGCCGACACGGTGACAGCGGAAGGCTCCCCGACCGGCGGCCGGCACGCGATCGCCGATCCGCGCCACCCAGGCTGTCCCGAGAAGGGTGGCGACTTCGAGCGAGCCGGCCACTACGGCGTGCTCGGATGGGAGGAGACGGCCGGCGCGGTCACCGCGGCCGCGCAGCACGACAACGGCCGCTGGTCGGTGGCAGACCCGCGCACCGGCTTCGGTGAAGGCACCCACGGCAACGTCCATCGCGTGATGCCCTGGGACCGGCCCGCGGGGACGGTGACCGGAAGCCGCACGCCGGGGAGTGGCGCCGGCGTCGTGGCCGATCCGCGGCTGGAGGGGATCCGGCACAACAACGTCTATCGCCTCATCGCTTGGCGATCGCCATCGGTCGCGGTCACGGCCGGCCAGAGCCCATGCAGCGGCGGTATCGCCGTCCAGGACCCGCGGCTTGACTGGCATGCCGGCGCGTCGACGAGCAAGATGCGTGTCGCTTCCTGGGACGAACCTGGGCGCACGGTTACCGGATCGGACCGGCCGGGAAGTGGAGCGGCTGCAGTGGCCGATCCGCGGTCGCCGACCGAACTGCCGGAGCTGGTGCTCCCCACGCTCGACGACCGCGGCGTCTGGACCATCCAGGCGCTGGACGGAACCTGGCACCGGCCCATGTCGGTGCTTGAGCGGGCTGCCTTGCAAGGGCTGGTCGATCCTGAGTCGATCGAAGAGTTCACCGCAGCCGTCAAGGGCATGACTGTCAGCGGCGTCTCCGAGGTCGTCGGCAACGCGATCCCACCGCCGGCAATGAGTGAAACTCTCAGGGCCGCCGGCATCGCCATCCTGCTGTCGCGAGCTGGCGAGACGTGGGCGCTCGGCTCGACGCCGGTATGGGTGCAGCCGTTCGCTAGAGGAGTGCTGCTCAGTGCCCCCTGAGCGCACGCCGCGCCGCCGCAAGCCGCAGCGCTTCCTCCCCCTCGACCAAGAGGAGCGCCAGGCCGAGATCGCGCGGGAGGAGGCTGCCATCCGCCGACAGACCGCCACATGGGGCCTCGGCATCAAGCCCACGAAGGAGGGAGAGGAGCGCCAATGACTGAGTGCATGGACCCAGGCCGCCGGCACGCTGCGGCTCGGTTCCTGGAACGCTTCGGGCTTGAGGTCGGCCTGAACGAGCTTCTGTGGATCGAGCGCGAGGTGCAGTCTGGCGCGGCTCGGCGCGTCGGCGTCCAGGAGGCCAGGGAGGCCGGCGACGGGCACCGCGCTCGTCGCGAACGCCACATCTACTCAGTCGCGATCAAGGGCAACGATGTGCGCATCGTCTACGATCCCGAGGCCAGGCGCGTCGTGTCCTGTCTGCCGCCGGAATGGCGCGCGCCGACCCAGAGACGCGAGGAAGGGGCCAAGAGGCGCCTCCGGGGCGGCAAGCGCGGGTACACGCACCAGCGGCGTCATGGCGGGAGGAAGCGGTGAACGGGCTCCGCAACCGCACCTGCAACCGCGACCCACTGACCGGCGCCCGGTATCGGCGCCCAGAACGCGTCTGGACCACCTGCATCTTTCTGGTGCCTCTGCGCTTGTGGGGCGGCCGGCGACTGCGGCAGAGCACCCGCGACCGCGTGGGGCTCGGAAGGCGCCAGATACCGTGAAGGGACGGCTCGGCCACTTTGATTGAGTTGTTGACTCCTGTTTGAAAGGGTGTATAATGGTGGCCGTGGAAGAACAGGCGCCGGCAGGCGCCACGACCGAAGAGGAGAACGCTATGAGCAACGAAGGCCCCAGCCCCGAGATGCCGGATGAGTACGACCGCCAGCTTGGCGCCTTGCATGGCCTCCCCGATGTGGCGGCCACCAAGGCGAGCACTTTGCGGGTTGTGCAGCCGGTCCTCGGCAACAGCACCACCTACATCGTCGCGACCTACCGGCAGACGGAGGAGGGCGACACCTGCTTCGTCGAGATCGTCAGCCGCAGCGGCAGCCAGCGCATCGTGCTGCCTCCCAAGGTTACGGCCCTGATCGCCAGACAGCGGGATCAGCTGGCCAAGAAGGTGCGCACCAGAGTCGGCAAGCGGCTGGCTCAGGAGCGCAAGGAACGCGGTGAGATCCCGTTCGCCCGCAAGGCGGCCTCATGAGCGCCGCCCTGGTCGATCGCCTTTCCCTTGGCCGCCGAGTCGCCAACCTGGCGGCCGAGTACGCTACCTCCTGCCCCGCCGAGGCGGCACGCTTGCTGGTCCATGCCGCCTGGATCTTCCGGGTGAACGGCGCCGACGCTGCGGCCGATGTCTGCGCCCGGAGCGCTGAGGCGCTGCGTGCGGCGACTAGGCTGCCGAGATCCCGGCCGTTCTGTCCGCCGGCCGTCGCGCCACAAGAGATGCTCGAACGGCACCGCGTCGGCGACTGGGACCTTCTGCCATCGGAGGCCGATGCGGCGGAACTGAAGCGGCTTGGAGCCGGGAGACTGCTGGCGCCAAGCGGGAGGCGGCCATGACCGCCGCGCGGGCCGCACTGCTCGCCGGTCGCCAACTCGGCAAGATCCGCCAGAACGTCGCCGCCTTCCAAGACGGCACCCTCACCTACCGCCAGTTTGACCTCCGCCAGCGGTTGGCATGGGACGCGATCGGCAGGCACTCGCAGGTCAAGACGCGCGTCCTCGCCTCGCTCCGCAGCGGGAGGTACGCATAATGCCGGAACCGCCGGAGGAGGAGTTGAGCAATGCAAGAACGCAGAGCGAGGTCGCCTGAGGAATGGCGGTCGATCCCAGGTCACTCCGGCTATTCGGTGAGCAGCTGGGGTGTCGTGCTCGGGCTCTCCGGCCGGCCGTTGCGCCAGAACAGGCGCTCGGACGGGCATCTCGACCTACAACTCGGTCGCGGCAATCGCTGGAAGGTCCACCTGCTCGTGCTGCTGGCCTTCGTCGGGCCGCTTCCCGCCGGCATGGAGACTCGCCACCTCGACGGTGACCCCGGCAACAACTACCTTGGGAACCTCTGCTACGGGACGCGCCTCGAGAACAGGGCTGATAGCATGCGGCACGGGACATCTTGTCGCCCCACCATTCGCGGGCGGTTGAGTCAGCACGGCAAGCTCAACGAGGGCGACGTAGCTGCGATCCGCGAACTGCTGGCCGTCGGCCTCACGCGGCGCAAGATCGGCCGGCAGTTCGGAGTGTCGCACCAGTCGATCAACGCCATCGCGAGCGGGAAGGCGTGGGGATGGTTGCCTGCAGGATAGAGGACGAAACCGAGCAATGGGGAATCTTGACCGCTGACCCTAGTTGCCCGCTCCCGCGAGGCCGGCAGCCCTGGGCGAGCAGTCAACCGGCCGCAAGGCCAAGGAAGGCGTCCACGGCCTGATCGCCTTCGACAGATTCGACGAGAGGAGAAGCGATGCCGGAACCCCAGATTTGCATGTGTGGCGCTTTCGCCGGCTATCTGCACGGGATCGATTGCCCGTATCCGCTCTTCTATGTTCTGCCGGGTTCCGAAAGAGAGAGCCGCTGGTGGGAAGAACGCCTGCGCAGGCTTGAGCGCTACGCAAACCCCAACGAGGCGCGTGAGCAGATCCGCGATGAGCGCCCCCTGACCGGGTGCGCGGGAGGAGGCAAGAATCGATGACATGGAAGGGCCCGCGGCAGATCGTATCGCGCCGAGCATGCTGGCACTGCTCACGCCAACTACAAGCCGCAATCGGTGGCGGCTACATTGCGGCTGTCGTCGAGGTGCATGGCCACCTGCGGTTCTGCCACCTCGCCTGCGCGCAGGCGGCCATTGATTACGCGCAGGTCAACGACTCACGATGAGGAGGTGGCCAGACCATGCCACGAGGAGGAGCCCGGCCTGGCGCCGGCCGAAAGTCGATGAGCGCAGCCGGCGGCCGCTCGCCGCGCACGCAGTTGCAGCTCGAGCGGGAGGTCGTCGCGCGGATCGACGCTGCCCGGGCGCAGATCGCCGACGCCAAGGGCACCACGATGACCCGGAGCGCCTTCCTACGCATGGCCCTGGAACGTAGCCTGGACCGCGCGGAGGGCGGCAGGGCGCCACGATTGGCCGAAGTCCTGGGCGAAGGCATGCCCAAGGTGGCGATCGGCCTCAAGATGGCGCCTGAGCTCGGGGAGAGGCTACGTAGGGCGTGTGCTGGCGCCCCGCTGACCCAGCTCCTGCGTGGGGCGGCGCTGGACCTCGCGGATGAGGTGCTGGGAGGCGTGGGTGCTGCGGCGGCGGGAGGGGCGCGGTGAGCAAGTACCTTGCTACCCGCGAGTTACCGGAGCGCCGTGCCGGGACGAGGCAAGCCCGGCGTGGAGTAGGGCCGTGAACACCTCCCGCAGCTCGAAAACGCGCCCGAAGCGCTCAGCCTTCTCGGGACACGGCAAGCACGGCGGCGGCCTCCTCCGGATCGCCATCGTGATGAATCGGAAGCCTAAGGCCGACACGAGACCAGTCGAGCAGCTGTCGCCGGAGACTGGACCGAGAATAGCGGCGGGGGTGCCCCAGGGGAATGACCCCAAATGTAAGAAGAAGGGGGTAAGGTGCCGCTGGACGGTGGTCTAGACCATCCAGCGGCTTGAAGCGGTACATGCGCCCGTAGCTCAGTGGATAGAGCGGGTCCTTCGTAGGGTCACGGTCGCTGGTTCGACTCCAGCCGGGCGCATCGTTTGAAGCTGGGTAACTGTAGGCAACCAAAGGGCTGCCAAACGGGTACCCGTTTGCATTGTATGCGTACACGAACAGGCTTGCAAGCCCCGCGTGAGCTGAGCTAGTCCTCGATCCCGAGAAACCGCCGCACCGCTTCCCGGATCAGCGCCGCCTCCGACCTGCGCTCCTTGAAGGCCCGCAGCCGTAGCGCCTCGGCTTCGTCCTCATGGAACCAGGCGCACTTCCGCGTCCCGGTGCCGGTGATCCCTGCGATGCGGTCGTCTTCATCCTTGCGCCGTGGCGCCATAGTGCAATGAGCATAGAACAATGCACGTGACCATCTTGCATCGTGGCGCCATGATGCCGTAGACTACCGGTAAATCAGCGGCCCCGGCGAAGGGAGTGCACCCGACACCGGGACCTAACCGAGCAGAGGAGACAACCCTATGCAAGGCTCCGGGCAGTCTACCGCGCCGCCCTGGAACGAGTCCGATTCGTTCCGGGAAACCACCCTGCAACTCTTCGATCCCCCGGACCGGGAAGCCGTGCGCCGCCTGGGCCAGGTGCTCTACGACCTGGCTGTGTTTGCCGACCGCGAGGAGGACGACGAGGAGCCTGTCACCCACACCGAGCTGCGCGCCGTCGCCGCCGATCTCAAATTGGAGCACTCTCAGATGGGCTTAAGGATGAGGCGGAAGAGCGGAAGGCCGGGCAGGACAAGCTGACACGCACGCTGGCGTGGTTGAAAGGAGCCGCCTGGACACTGACGACGATCCTTGGCCTCGCCTTTGCCTTCGCTGCCGCGTGGCTTGTAGGCTTGATCCCACATCCGAGTGCATCCGCACCACCACCAGCACCACCAGCCGTTCACAGCACGCCAGCGCCTGCGGCGGTCTCGCCGCAACCGTCTGCACCTGTGCCTGCGACTCCACAAGCTGCACCAGCACCAACGCCAGCCGCGCCCCCTCGGCATCCGTAGAGCTGCGGGCTGACAGGCACGCCGCCGCCGGTCCCACACCGCGAGCCAGCCGCTCACCGCTGAGCCCCCGCCTCTTGGCTGCCCCTACCGCGGCAGCTCGCGGAAGGCGACGACCGCCATGTAGTCGATCCGCTCGAAGCGGTGCGGGCCGACGCAGCGGTCCCGGAAGACCTGTACGCCTTCCAGGCCGACCGCTACGGCGACCTCGTAGCGTTCCCCTGGCTGCGGCTCGTGGCCTCCGGCAATGAGGCGCCAGCCGGCGCCTGGCAGGGCCGCCGGCCGGAAGTTGGGGTCGTGCTCTCGCATGGCCTGAGCATACCCGCGCTCTCACTTGCGCCGCCGGCCATAGGCCAGGATGAAGCTCGCCAGGCCGAGCCCGACGCCTACCGCCGAGAGGACCACGCTTGCCACCGTAAGGATCTCCACGGCGACCTCCCCGGGCCGCGTTTGAGACGCTGCCCCTGTGGGAAGCAAGGTGGCCGTGGAAGTAATTTGTGAGACAGTGAAGTGGCAGCTAAAATTCTAGTCGCAAGTCCTGTCCCCCTTTCAGGACGTTCGGGGCCTGGGTGCTACGCTGGGAACGCCAACCAGGCGATCACGCCCATGAGGTTCCCGGCCGGGTTGATGTGCTGCCAGGACTTTCCGGAAACGGTGTCCTTGACGACCACCGTGAACCCCGTGTCCGTGCTCGCGTTGACCTTGACGCTGTGGCCAGCGGCGCCCTGATCCATGACGGTCACAAACACCTCTGGGAGGTCCGGCGCGAAGAACCAGAACCACCCGAGGCCAGGGAGCATCGGGACCGCTTGACCGACGCCCTTCCTGCCGGAGCGCCCGGCGGGCTCCTCCCAATGCGGGATGGTGACCTCGAACCGGCCGCCGAGGAGCTTCAGGACCACCGCTGAGCGCGCTGCCGCCTCGGCCTTGCCGCGCTCAGACTGCGGCGCCTGCGACGGGTGCGCCAAGTCCCAAGCGTAGAGCTCGGCCTGGTGCGCGGCGCCGGCGGCATCAGCGGCAACATTGCCAGCGGCGGCGAGCTGCGCCCGCTCGGCCGCCGTGATGCGCTCGCCGTTGACCGGGAGTCTCCCGACCTTGGCCATGACCGCCTCGGCGAAGCCGACGCAGAGCCGGCCGTCAGAGCGGTCTCGCCAGTCGTAGCTGTAGCCAGCGGGGAAGCCGAGGAGCACCGGGTCTGGCCAGACCTCGTTCTCCAATTCCTCGAGCCCGTAGTGACCGGCGTACGTTCCTGGCGGGAACCCGTAGCGCTGGTCGGCGACTCCATCGAAGTCCTTGAGCGCCTCCTGACTTGACCCCGGGTCGATCACGGGCAGCGCGACCTCGGGATGAAACGTACCCTTGACCTCCTGGTCCTTGGCGTCATAGATCGCCGTATCGGTGATGCCGGAGGCGACGATCGCCGTGGCGAGGGTCGCGGAGTCGCCAGCGGCCTGCACTGCGGCGATGATGCGGGCGACGGCGCCGTGCGGGTCTAGCGTCGTGTCGATCTGGTTTGCCATCTCGTTCCCTCTCAGTTGTTGCTGCGTGACTAGGGCCTTCCCCGACGCATGCCGTTGAAGGTTGATCGGGGCGCCTGCCCCTTGTTCGCGTGGCTGACCGTGACCCCGGGGACATCTGCCGCCTGGCGGAACGTCACCATGCCGTCCGCCTCTGCGCAGCCGTCCGGATGGGTGACTACGATGTCGGCCGCACCCTCGACCAGGCGGTCGCCTGCGCGCACGCAGTCGCCAGCGCGCACGGTGTCGGAACCGCGTCCGCGGTCAGATCGGCTCGCCCCGCCAAAGCGCCCTCTGTGACCATCCGCTGAGGTAGAAGTGCCGCTGTCGTGCGTCGCACCGAGATTGCCGAAGTTCATCTGTGGGCACATCGGACCGCTCTCCTTTCGCCTACCAGCCGCCCACCGGCTCCATGCCAGCGGCGGTGATCTGGCCGGATTCCTCGCGGATGTAGGCTTTGCCGTCCCGCAGCGCCTTGGCGGCGATCGCGCAGCTCGTCGAGAACGCCTGGTCTCTCGCGACGCGCCGTACCGTCACGGTGCAGCCGGCGAGGTCGGCGCTGACCACCTTCACCTCGTTCCAGCAGTAGAAGCTGTGGCAGCCGCGCGCGCCAGACCCGTGCCAGCACCACGGCCAGTGGTGTAGGTTCCTGCCGACGCAGTAGCAGCCAGAGGCGAGCAGGGCGCACAGGAGCAGGACCGTCAGCCGCGTGATCGGCTCGCCCCGCCAGTTCTTCAAGGCGCGCCCATCGTCACCGACGATACCGCGGCCGTCAGGACCGACAAGAGCACGCCCATCCGGGCCTCGCAGCTCGCCCTTGATCCGGATCGTGCGCCGTATCACGCTGAGGGTCAGTGCCATTGGTCGTAGTCGAACTCGGTGATACGTAGAGGGGACCACCAGTGCGCCCGCTCGACGAGCACGGCCTCGCCGACCCACGCCGCCGACCACTGCGCACGCGAGACGCCCTGGGTAAAGCGCCGGCCTCCGCTCGTCTCCACCTCAAGATGGCAGTCAGGCAAAAGGCGCGAGACGTGCCCGCTCGTCGGCGTCGCGGTGCGGAAGGAACGCTGGCCACCGAGGAACACCTCGTTGAGGCCGCAACCCGCCGCCGCGGCAGCCAGCAGCACAACGGCGATCACCAGGCGGCTCACGGTTCGGCTCCCAGCGCCGCGAGCACGGCCCGCTTGGCGTCCTCGAAGCCGAGTGAGTAGAAGCCCACCTCGTGCTTGGTGAGCGGCGCCCGAGACGCAGGAGCAGACGGCGTGGCCTCAGCGCACCCAGCAAACGTAGGGCGATTGTGTCTCTGTTGACACCGGCCCTGGGCAAGCCTAGAGGAGCATAGCCTAGCACCTCTCAGCCTGTTAGTGTCCCACTTGACACCGGCCGGGAAAGGGAGTACGCTGATCCCATGATGACCTTGAGACAGCTCTCGGCCCGGTTCCAGACGCAGGAAGACTGCCTCACCTACCTGGTCGCGATGCGTTGGCCCGATGGCGTCTACTGCCCCCGGTGCGGTAATGACCACGTCTACGCCTTGAAGTCCAAACCCTTCAAGTGGCAGTGCAAGAAGTGCGCGCCGAACGGGTATCGCTTCTCGCCGCTGACCGGGACCATCTTCGAGAACACCAAGTACCCGCTCCGCGAGTGGTTCCAGGTGATCCTCCTCATGTGCCAGGCCAAGAAGGGAACGAGCGCCTTGCAGATCCAGCGGCACATCGGCATGGGACAGTATCGCACCGCCTGGTACATGTGCCACCGCATCCGCGCCGCGATGAAGGACGAGACGTTCCAGAAGCTGACTGGCGTCGTCGAGGTGGACGAAACCTACGTCGGCGGCAAGGCCAAGAACCGGCACGGCGGCGGAGTCGGCGGCGGGATGAAGCGCGGCCAGGGCGGGCGCGGTGCGGTCGGCAAGGTGAGCGTGGTCGGCGCCATCGCGCGAAAGGGGAACGTGGTCTGCCAGGTGATCGAGGCGACCGACGCGAAGACCCTGGACGGGTTCGTGGACTCGACGGTCGCGGATCGCGTCTCCATGGTCGCGACCGACGAACACAAGGGATACCGCCGTATCGGCTCGAAGCGCCCGCACGGGACGGTAGATCACTCGGCCGGCGAGTACGTCCGAGGCGAGATCCATACCGCGAACATCGACAGCTTCTGGTCGCTCATCAAGCGCGGGATCTTCGGTAGCTTCCACCACGTGTCGAAGCAGTACCTGCCGCTCTACCTCAATGAGTTCTCCTTCCGGCACAACAACCGCGAGAACCCCGACATGTTCTCGGCCGTCGTGGCGGGATCGTGACAGGCTCCGGTGCCAAGAAACCGCCGGCCGCTCCTCGCAAGAGGAAGAAAAGAGCCGGCCCTGTGAGTCTGCATCCGCTTGACTTTGAGACGGCGATGAAGGCACTGCTTGCCGTGAAACCCACGGCGACAAGCGACCGGAAAACAAGAGGCTCAGGGCGACATGGCCGACAATGACGGCCGCGAGGAGGTAGAGCCATCCGGCAATCAAGAGTTGCCGGCCGCGAGCGATGTTCAAAATGAACAGCCCGCGAAAAGCGGTGCCGCAGCACAGCAGGAGGAGGCCAAAAGCGACCGTCCTGGTAAGCCGCGATGGACTCGATTTGAGCGAAGTATCTTCATCATCGAACTTCTCACGCTCGCATCGCTCATCGCCTACACGGTGTTGTCTGGCCTCATGTGGCGCGAGATGCGCTCCAGCAACGCATCGTCTAACAAGGTTGCCGATGCCGCATTGAAAGTCGCGGAGGCTAGCGAGAAAGTAGCCAAAGCGACCAGCGAATGGGCGACAGAAAGCGGTCGCGCATTGCGACAGCAAAACAGGCTCGCTGGAAACGCTGTCGCCGAGGCAAGAAAGCAATCCGCAAGCGCCACCAAACAGGCTGACGTGGCGGCTCAGGCTGTTGAAGAAGGGCGCCAACAAGCGGAAGCAAGCCGGAGAGTTCTGGAGCAGAGTCTCGCCATCGCTGACAAGAGCTTTCGGTTGCAGCATCGTGTCGTGGTACGTGCCACCGAGATAGCCGACTATCAGCCAGTCGTTGGGAAAACTGGTGGAATAGCCCCCATGAAAGTCGAGAATCCTAGCGATGACGTTGTCACTGTTGAGGTATTCGCCAAGGTGCTGCTCCTCGCTGGTTCTATCATTGAGTCTCCAACGTTCGCTGCGAAAGACGAGAGAACCTACATCGCCAGCCCCAAGATCGAAGCCTTGGAACAGGCGTCCCGCGTCACCGCGCATGACCTGGTGCGGGACTTTCGCGAGAGACAGAAGAGACGGCGCCGCTTCGAGGGCCGCTGACACTCGGTCGGTGGCACTCGATGCGGCGAAACCCGGAGAGGAGGCGGCGAACCGCAGAAGCGCACAAAGGCAGGAAACAACGACAGGGAAGAATCGCGACGGCCGGCAGGCGCGCCGTACCCGGGGCCGGCTGCCGCGAGGTTGAGGACCACGGACAGAAAGAGGAGGAGGTGTGCTCTCATGGCTCCCGAGGCGAAGGTGCGCTGGCTTACTGTCCTGAATCGTCGCCGCGACGGCAGCAACCCCGTGCCCGACATCCGCATGTCGGGGGAGTGGCTGGCGCGGGCTGGCTTCGCTCCCGGCTGTCTGCTCGCGGTGACCGTCGAGTTGAACCGTCTGGTAGTGACCGTCGAGGCTCGGCCCAAGCCGCTGCCCTGCCACGCCTGCGGCGGGGAGATAGTGGACGGCTAGAGCGTCTAGTGCAGAGGCACAATCGCCTTCGTTATGGGCGGCTAGCGAGTCTGCGCATGAAAGCACGGACGCTCGCGGCGGGAATACGGGCGCCGCTTCCCTGAGCGGCACCGCACAATCGCCGAACCGAAGGCCCGGGGCCGTTCTCCTCATGGCCGCTCTTTAAGCCTTGAGGAAAGGTGAATCATGAAGGACCTCACGTGAGTTAGGATCTTCTTTGCTTCCTCCTCGGTCGCCTTTGCCCTGCCGTGTGCTACATCATTCCGCCATGGCTTGAAGAGGCGAAACTCTAGCGCTGCGGTAGAGAAGAACGCCTGATCCTCTTTCCACGTTGGCCCGCTGGCTGGCCCTAGCGCTGCAATGGCATTCTTAATGTGGTCAAGGACATTTTGCCAATTCTTCTGAGAAGCTGGCAGGTTTAGGGCATCCGCCATGCTGTCAAGTCCCGCCTCCAGGATGCACATGAGGTGATAGATGGCGGCTGTCCACCGTGCGAACGCCAAACAGTTGCCGGCTTCTTTAATGTGGAAGGAAGAGCGGCCGAAGTTTGCGTTAACCTCCGGTCCAAATAACTCTTGTTGGTCGTACAACTCTTCCGAACTGGGCGGCACGGCGAAAAACAGCGCCCCCTCAAGCTCGCCCAATATCGCTTCCTCGACTTCGCCTATTATTGCGACCAGCTTTGCCTCGGTAACCTGGGGCCGCCCCCGCAGGTTTTCCATTAGGCGCTTCACCAACCTTCGGAGGGTTCGCGACATCCGCAGCACGTCGATGTGTTCGACCAATTCGTCAAGCTCCATCTGTTTAAGGAGCCGGCCGATAGCCGGGAGGAAGACCTCTGGCTTCACGCTGGCGGGACTTAGAGCCCCCGGCGCCTTCATGGACTCCAGGGTGACGCAGACGTTCGCGAACTTGAAGGCGTATGCTTCAAGCATGTCCAGCAGGCTCCAGAGCCTGTACGGCTGCCGAACCCACGGGGGCAGGAGTGCAGCGCGGGAGGAGCCGCTGTTTAGCAAATCCTCGCACAGATTGCTCGGCGAGTCCGCCAATGGGGCGGAAGCATAGCCCGCTAGCGCGGGTGAGTCAAGTCTATTATTACCCAGACCAGGGTCGCGGAGGCGACCCGAATGCAACGCGCGAATGACCCCGGTGACTGTCGGCCCATAACCAGTCGAGCGACACGGACGCCCAGGGGCCGCGCCGCAGACCGAGCACGCCAGGTAGTCCCTGGCTTGCTCCAGCAGGCGGTCCTCCCTGGCATAGCGCGACTCGCGGCTCACGGGTCCGTCCTCGCGCCGAGCGTCACGCCAGCGACCACCTGGCCACGGCCGGCGACCAGGCCGCCGGAGACCTCGGCGCCGATCCAGGCGCGGCCGGCGCGGAAGACATCCTTGTGCGCCCGGAGCTCGGCGACGATGCCGGCTTGCAGGCTCGTGACCGCAACTCCGCTGGCCCCGGCTCCGTAGCCGGCCAGGGCCTCGACGCGCCAGCCCTCGCGCAGGCCGCGCCACTCGAAGAAGTCCCGGGCGTCCTCGGCGACCGTTAAGCGGGGCACGAGGGTGCCGGCAGCGGCGCCGGAAGGGCACGCGGGCGCGCCTGGCGCCCCGCAGGGCAGCAGCGAGGCGGACACGTAGGCTCGCACCCTCCTCCGGTCGTTTGCCTCGCCGCAGTCCGGCTGGCCGGCCTCGCACGGCACATGGACGAGCCCCAGGAAGCGCCCACCAGCGGGGACCGCGGCATCGATACCGGTCTCCTTCTTGATCTGCGCGACCTCGGCGCTTGTGGGCGCCGGCGCGGCGATCGGGGCCGTGGCTAACGCCGTGGTCGTCTTGACAGCCGCGTGCTTGCGGCGCAGGAGGCCGGTCCGGTGCTCACCAAGCGCCTTCGCGGGCGGAGCGGTCTCCGCCTTTCCGGGCGGCGGTCGCTGCGGCAACCGGCCGAGCCGCGCGACCGCAGTCAGCGGCGCCTCGGCCTCGTGCACCTTGCCGACGACCCAGGAGACACCGAGAACCACCAGGACCGCTACGACCCCAGCGGCAACTAGATGCCAGTGCGGCGGGACCGGCTCGCTCATGGCTTCGCCTGCTTCGGCCACTTCGGCCATGCCATCGCGAGCGTCGAGAGGATTGCTTGCCAGAGTCCGTCGGCATATCCCTGCTCACTCAGCAGCCCTTCCTCGCTGTCGTCAAGGTATCGACGACCGGCTGCATCGATCTCCTCGGACCGGAGAAAGTAGCGATCTTTGGCGGCGTTCTTCGTGACGCACCAGACTCGCCCATCGATCTCTTGCGCGGCGAGAATGCGCTCGCTCATGCCACACCTCCGACCGCGACGACCCCGGCGGCGAGCAGGCGCCAGTGACGGAGAATCACGTAGCTGCCTCCGGCGCTGGCAGCTCCGGCCTCTTCCAGCCAGCGAGCAGCGCCAGCGCCTCCATCATGTACATTGGCGCTCCGGCCCGGATCTCCCACTTCTCATCCACTCGCTCCCTGACCCAGAAGCGCGGGCTCGCATCAGCTCCCCACTGGCCTCCGGGAGGAGTGCCGTAGCGGAGCTGATAGGTGCGCTCGATGCCCTTGTGGACGTGCTGCCATTCCAGCACCGTTTCCGGCTTTACGCTGACTGCGCGCCCGCAGACGAGACGCTTCACCCGCGGTCGCCGCGTCGCCGTGGAAGCGACTTCGCGCACCAAGTCGGAAAACTCCTGGTCAACCTCGTCGCTCTCGGTGCTCATGGCTTCGCTACTCCCATGGCGCCAGTGGCGTAGGAGAGTCACTCGACGAGGAACCCGATCTGCGTCACGTGCACCTGACAAGTGGAGTGACGCTCCACCGGGCCATCCTTGACGTCGGCCCAGCTCCCGGCGCTGCCGCTCGCTTCGAGCTTCAACACGCCGTTGTTGACGTTCAGGTCCAGGATCGTTTCCAGGGCCGGCTGCGCCGCCTCGAATTCCTCTTTGCTGCCGCCAGAGAGGCCAGCGCCGAACTCGGCCAGTTTGCGCTTGATCGCTTCCGGCTTGCCCATCAAAGTACTTGACCAACTCATCGGGTTACCTCCGGTTTGGGTGTGAATGGTCGAGACGCCAATGCCCCGCGCTTGGCGCTCCATCCCAGGACCGCGACGACCCCGGCGGCGAGCAGGCGCCAATGGCGGAGGAGGATCACGGGGCGCTCCACAGCTTCCCCGCGAGCCAACCGCTCCCGACACAGATGAGGAGAAGACGAGTTTGCCATCCACCCTTGACAACCAAAAGCGTGGCGGCTCCAAGGCACACCATCACCGCGAGCGTCCACAGGCCGCCGCGCACCTGATCGCTCACGCCTTCGCTCCGTTCGCCATGATCGTGCCGCCGCTCCCGGCCGCCGCCTGCACCTTGGCCACCGCGACCTTGGCGGCCGTGTGCTTATTGTACGACCTGTAGGCCACCAGCGACGGCACCAAGATACCGAGCACCGCGGCGACCCCCTGCCACGCCCTTTCGCAGAACTGTACCGCGCTCGGCAGGCCGAAGAAGGCGTCCGCGATCCAGGCCGCGGCGACGATCAGCGAGAAGAGCACGACCAGCCAGATCCCTGGCGCGCTGAAGCCCCCTGGCTCGCTGGCCACGAAGTCTCCCGGCGGCGGAGGTGGCGGAGCCCCGGGCAACGCGCCCCTGAGCGCCGAGGCGCCCTGGCCGAGGAGGGAGGATAGGTTCACGGCGCAACCCCAAGACGCTGCAGCTCAAGCACGGCGGCCTCCATTCGCGACCAAAGCGCCTCCGATCGTTTACGGCCGAACCTGTAGCACGCGAGCAGCTCCTGCCGCGCCTCTGCAAGCGCTTTCCACGCATCGCGCTCGTTTCGCAGCCGCTCGACGTTCGCGGCTGTCACGCCGTCAGCGGCTTCCCTCACGCCGTCCTCCACAGCTCGGCCTCCGCCTCGCGGCGCCGCTTCAACCCGGCCAGTTCGACGCCGCCGGCGTGGTCCCAGCGCGGAAGTTGGGACGGCACCTGGTCGATGCCGTGGGACAGCAGTTGCCTCAGCGGAGTCTCCGCTCCGTGCCGCTCAGTGCCACCGAGGTTGAACACGAAGCTCACGAGGGCAGCGAACTCGTTGTCTGTGATCTCTCCGGGGTAGGGCCAACCGGCGGCCGCCAGGTCTCTGTCCACCTCAGCCTCGGCCAGCGCCAGGTCCCCGCGCAGCAGTTCCTCGGCCTGCGCCGCCGTGATCACCTGCCCTGGGAAGACGCCGCGGGTATGGCCGTAGCCAATCGTCCAGACGCCGACGCTGTCTTGGTACGCCCGGAGCCGCAGGCCCTCGAACGCCTTGATGAGGTCGAGCCCGGCCCGATTGATCTGGCGCGGTTGGCGCGGTCCGCTCGGCGGAGCCTCCGGCGCTCCGGCGGCCGTCTCCGGCACGCTCGCCGGCGGCGCGCCTCCGAACAGCGACCGGATGGCAGACTCGATGAAGTCGTAGAGCCTCATGCGCCCTGGCCGCCGCTGGCGCGATCTCGCGCCTCATTCGCAGCGATCTCCCGCTCGACTGAATCCATCTGCGCGGTCTCGCGGCGCTCCACGGCGCAAGCGCCAGCGTCCCACGCCGCCTGCGCTACATCCTTGACCCAGGCGTCCTCGGAGCTATAATTCGCCGCCTCCCACCACTCGTCGAAGGTCATGGCACCCGCCTCACGCACCGCTTGCAAGGGGTCTTAGCGGCAGAAAACGGCGCGGCCTGGATCAGCACGCGCGCGCCGCAAACGGCGTAGCCGCGCCATGGCAAGCGCACGCCCGCCATTGCCAGGAAGGCATGGTCGATCTTGCCCCCGTAGCTTCGTCCGAGGAAGTAATGGACATCGCCGCCCAGGCCCATCATGCCCACCTCAGCGCCGCGAAGGTCACAGCGCGACCGTCGCGGCCTTGTTGGCCTCGCGCACGTCCATCTCCTCTCCACAGTCGCGACAGGTGCACTCACCTTTTCGCGGCGCGTTCGCTTCCAGATTCGGACTCCCGCAGGTGATACACGCGGCCTCTGCGCTGAGTCCGCCGGAGAGATCCACCTGCCAGCGCTGGCCGCTCATACCCACCTCAGCGCCGCGAGCGCGAGGGCTGCGGCCGCGCCAGCGAGCAGCGCCCAGGTGACCAGGACGACAGCACAGCCGAGACGCTGGCGCCAGGTCTGCGGCCGCGACTTCCCGGTGCCCAGGAAGTCCCTGGCCTGCTGCGGCAGGCGGGGCACGGCACCGGCGGCCGTAGCAGTCACTGGTCTGGATTGGCCTGGATTGGCCTGGATTGGCTTCACCGGCGGTTCATCCGCAGCTACCGGCCCTGCTGGCGGCGTGGCCGCTGCCAGCTTCTCGGGCGGCCCGAAGTCGGGCGCGGGGCCGGTGGGGGCTGGTGGGGACGCCACCGTGTTGGGAAGGATGCTCCCGCTGCCCACGTGGTAGACCTTGAGGTTCTTCTGCGGCAGCGGCACGTCAGCGATCGGGAACAGGCCGCTCGTGTCAGTATAGCGCGCAACCCAGCCCGACACGACGACGCGAGCCCCGCTCGCTCGCTCCCTGATACGACCCCAGGGTGGCCTCGGTGCCCAGGCGCGCCGCCGCGAGCCGTCCTTCTCCTCGCGACTCACGAGCACGGCGTCGGTGTTGGTGTCTACCTCCTCGTCCTGGACGGCCACCGCAGCCTCGTCGCCGACGTACAGGGTAGTCGGTGTCGCCATCGCGCATTTCGGGTTGGCGAGCGGTCGCGCGGCGAGTTGCCGCAACTCCGGCGCCAACGCCTTGACCAGCATGCGGTCCCAGGTCGCGGGAAGGGCAGACGGGAACGGGCCGCGGCCTGCCGCGAAGTCGGCAGCCTCATCGATCAGCCCGCGCTGCTCGCGACCGCCGACCGCCGACCGCTGACCGGTGACCGGCGCCCCCGTCCACGACCAGAACCGGAACCGATCCAGGCTCCGCCATGCAAGCTCCTTGAGCACAGGAGAGCCGAAGCGCACGAACACCAGGTCTACCACGCGGTGCATCGGAAAACCGTAGTCGTTCCGGCAACCGACCTCGGCGCCGTCCCAGCCGCGCTTCGTCTCGAGCTCGGTCTGCCAAGCGACCGCCCCGGCGTCGGCCCCTGGCTCATGGGCCACGACGCCGCAGGCGCGCCGGAGACGCGGGTGGTTCTCGGAGCCACCGCGGCGAGCGCCGGCCTCCAGCTGCTCAGCGCTGTAGGCCAGCCACAGCTTCTCGGGTGGAGGGATGATCAGGCCGCCTCTCCACCTCACGCTAGGGCCAAGGAACGGATGCGGGATATCGTGCGGCGGAGCTACGCCGAGCAGGTTCAACAGGCTGACGATCAGGTCCTGTTCAGGGAGCATCATGCGCCTCATTCCAGCGCTAGGTGCTTATGCATCAAGGCGATAGCGCTCGCCTCCGCGGCGGTCCCAGCGCCCCATTCAGTCCTCCTTCGCCCGCCGCAGAGCACGGCGCCCAGCGTCGGTCAGGGGATAGCGGTACCGTCGCCCGCGCCGCTCCGATGGTCCCCACACCCACTCGCGGTCCAGGAGCGTCGAGAGCGCTTTGCCGCGCCGGCCGATCCCCGCCCACCCGCGGCCGGCACTCAGTTCCCGGAGGAGGGCCAAGGCCCCGGCGGGGATGGATGGTTCCCTCATGGCTTGGCCATCATCGCATGATCATCGCGAGGAATCAAGTGGGGCTCCGCCGCGCGCGAAGTCGGCGATCAGCGCGGGGGCTGCAGAATCGAAACCCACCACGTTGACCGTCCCTGCATCCGCCCGGTCCCCAATCGAGTACTCGGTGCAGCTCATGGCGACGACGGCGAGCTTCGCCGCGATCCCTGACTTCTGTCGGTACGTCTCGAGCGCAACGCAGGGATGTCGGACGCCGGCCCAGGTCTCGCTGTCGGTGTAGACGACGAACACGTCCACGTCCAGGCCGGCCGCCATCGCGTGCTTAAACGGAATCGAGGCGTCGGTTCCCCCGCCGTAGCCGAGTTGGCGCACGATGGCCCCGAGGCCAGTTGCCTTCGTGACCGCCAGCGCCCTCAGGCTGGTGTCGAACCCGGAGACGTAGAACCTCTCCTCGCGCCGCGCAGTCGTCATCGCCATCGCAGCCGCCCCCTCGACGCAGGCCAGCGCTTCGAGGCCGATGCACTTCGCGGCCGTCATCGATCCCGACCCGTCGATCGCGAGGTAGAGCCGCTTGCCGCACGGCTCCACGGTCTGAAACGCGAGGTCGAAAGCCGTCTCCAAGGCCGAGAGTACACCTTGCGCCGGCGTCCAGGAGAGCGAGCCCTTGACGCCATGCCCACTCCCGTAGACCTTGAGCGCGTTGAGGAGCGCGACCGGGTGCAGGCGCGCCTTGCGGATGCGCTCCGCATCGGCCAGGTGCCTCGCGACCAGCACTTCAGCCGCGGACAGCGGCTTGAGTAGGCCGACGGCCGTCATCTTCCCGAGGTTTCGCACCATTGCGGTCATCGGCATGTCGGCGAGCAGGGCCTCCCATACCGCAGCCGAGTTGAGCCACTGCGAGGGCACCATCTCGCGTACGAGGCCATGGTCGGCGATCAGCTTGACGACCTCGCTCTCGGTCGCCGCGGCCTTCGCCTCCTCGTACGCCTTCAGGATCTTCGGTAGCGAACGCGGGTACTGGATCGGGCGCAGGCTCGACTCGCCGGTCTCCTTGTCCTTGACCTCGCACCGGGTCGCCCACGAGAGCGCCGAGCGCCGAGCGTAGTCCCGCTTGCCGAGCCCGGTGACCTGCTTGCCGCCAGGCTTGCACAGCCGCAAGAGGTCGCGGTGCGACCAGCCCTCGCGCTGCTGGTACTTCGCCAGGTCGTAGGCCAGGTCGTCCGCGGACTTGTCCAGGTACCACTTGACGAGTGCCCGTCGCTGCCCGGCGCCGGAGGGACCGTGCCCGTTGAGCGCGCGCAGCGACTCCGCCCACTGGAACAAGTGAGTCCCGATGCGGCAGACCTTGGGCAGGGCGGCGTTCGCCGCCGCCTTGGTTGCCTCGTCGCCGAGGACCGACGCGGCAGCGAGCGCGAAGATCACCGGGGTATTCCGCGGCGCCCTTCCTGCGTGGGAGACCTCTGCGATGTGGGCCACGACCCGGGGGCCGTCCGAGGCGATGAGCGCGAGTACCCCAGCGCATGCCTCCCTCGTTAGTTCGCGCTCGGTGGCGTAGTAGGTACCGCCCTCCGTTCCGAGAATGAGGAAGCGGTCGAGATGCTCCCACGGGTCGATCTTGAAGACGTAGCCTCTGGCGCGGTTCGCGACCTGATCGCGCCCGAAAAGGGGCTCCGACTGAGGCGTGGCGGCGTTGGATACAGTCGCTGCGTAGGGGTTGGACATCGGATCGGACCTCCTTCAAGGTCGTGGTGGCGCTCAGGCAACCTCAAGAGCGGTCGTGCTGTTTGCAAGCGGGGTCTACCCAAGATAACCCGCAAGCTCCGGACCACTCCTAAGATCAACTATCGAGAGAGTTTCCAGACGGTCGTGCATTCACCGACAGGGATCGCCATTGTGAGTGGTAACCTGCCGATTCCGGACCATCCAGAACTTGATCTTCGAGGGAGCGAGGCGCGACTCGAACGCGCGACCCACGGTTACGAGAGGTAACGCTCAGACGCCGGACCGTTGCCGGTCGTGAGGTTGCCCAAGCGAGACGGCCGAAGCCACCGTTGCTCTACCAGCTGAGCTACTCACTCCGTGTTCAAAGAGCTTCCCAACGAACTCGATCATCGCACGATCATCGTCGTCCGTCAATAGCAGGAGCCCGGCGGCAGGTAGTAGCCGGAGGTGATGACCAGGGGATTCCGCCCGACACCGGTTACCGGATCGGCGATCGGCCGGACATAGCCGCTGACATGGACGCAGCTCCCGGCCGGAGCCGCAAGGCAGCCCGCCGACAGCGCTGGCGTGCACTCAAAGGTGACCTCCTGTACCGCGGGGTCCTCGCCTGGGATGACCGTATCCATCGCCAGGTAGGTGCTGAAGGGAGCGTAGCGATCCTGGTGGGCGACCGTCACCTTCCCGGTCACGTCGAAGCTGTTGGCGTACTGTGCCTCGGTGGGTCTCGCGGCGAGAAGGGGAACGGCGAGGAGGAGGGCAACGGCGAATCGGCTCGTGCGCATCGGGGCTCCTTTGTCGTCTCATGAAAAGCCCGGGGCGTGCCGTGCAGGACAGGCCCCGGGGAGGTGAAACGGCAGACTCGACTCTACGGCGGGGCCGGAGGCTTGCCCCTGCGTTCTGGCCTCCCGCGCACTGGCTCACTTACCCCGGTTGCTTCGTTGACCGTAGCCAGCCTCTCCTGGGCACGCCGGGCCTGGTTACCCCTTCCCGGTTCATGGTGCAAGCGGCGCAACTCCGGAGCCTACCCTCCTGCGCCTCCCAATACCCGCTACCGTGGCCCGCAGTCACGCTGGACCCCGCATCGAGGAGTCTAGCACGAGGCCGGGATGCCGAACTCGTGTATCATCGGCGGCAATCGTCGTACCGAGAGCTTCGACCACCCTTCCCCGAGGCGCGCACCACGCCACCCGCCCATCTCATCTCCCACCTGAGAAACGCCCTCCATCTGTCCCCTGCCAACCTTCCGGGGCGCCGGCCGACGCGAACGGCCTGCGCCCCTCCCGCCATCCCTTCTCTCCCCGCACCCTCCCAACCACGGGCGCCGCTGGTTCCTCAGCCGCGCCCTGGCCCGCCCACTCCCCTCGCTGTCAGCTGGATCCGAGACCTCTCCTCTTCAGCGCGAGGCCTTCGGTTGCGGCTGCCGCGTCAACACCTCGTAGCGGGCTTCGAGTGCCGTTATCACCGGTATCCACTTAAGAGCCCTGACATCTGCGTCATCGGCCCTCTTTTCCAGCGCTGCGATTTCCGCCATCACCCGCGGGCTGCCGTTGCGGGTGCGTATCAGGTCAAGATCAGTCCTCAGGTCGTCAATTTGCTTCAGTATCTCGCTGCGCTCCCGCTCGTATCGCTCAGCCAACTCGACCTTCAGCTTCTGCTGATCGTTGCGCAGCTCCGTCCGTTCCGCACTGTGGCGCTCGGCCTGGTTCTTGACCCTGGCCCGGAGATCGCCCCAGGCTAGGCCGCCGGCCAGCAGCGAACCGGCGAACCACAGGAGGATCTGCGGCGAAACCCAGCTGTTCATGGCCGGGGTCAGCGGCCAGCTTCGGCCGCAGGGAAGCCGAGCTCGCCGCACAGGCTCGCCGTCGCCCTCCCGAAGTCCCGCGCCGCGTCAGCGACCTGGTCCACCATCGCCGGCGTCAGTCGCGCGAGTCGCTCCGGGTCGGTAAGGGTGATGTGCGCCACGTCGGACAACCGCGCGGCCGAGTGCTGCGCGGCGCGCATGGCGTCCAGTATGGCCTTGATACAGGCAGCGTTGCAGTCTGGACCTGGCATCGTGATCCTCCTCACTTCGGCGGTGGCGGGATTTCGCGCACGCCAGCCTGCGCCATCCGGATGGTGAGCGCCTGAACGTAAGCGCGGTACTCGTCAACTTTGTTGAGCAGTGCGTCTGTCTGGTGATCCTGCGTCCCCTTGGCCTGCTCGAGGAGGGCCAATTTGACGATGGCCGCCTCTTTCGCCGCTTGCAGTCCAGTCACCTGCTGCGTGGTCAGACGCTCGAAGGCGGCCCGCTCTCCCTCACTGCGTGACCACGCCCCGTAGCTCGCGATCAAGCCCCCAGTAGTCGTCAAGAAAGCGAGCGTCAGGGCGCCGAGTGCGACCAGCGTAGAGAAAGCCATCGGACGGCGCTCGGTCACGTTCATCAGCCGCTCCGCCACTAAGCGAATCCTTGAGCGCCAGGACCGGCGAGGCGGCGTGAGCGGGCGTGTCGCGTCCAGGGCATTGGTTACCACGCGCCCCCCTGGCTGGCGGACTGGCCCCGACCGCAACGACCTCGCCAGCGCCCCGTGGCGCCACGATCTTGGGTGCGCCCGTGGTCCAGGGCGTCTCGGGAGCTGATCGCGGCTGGCGGAGTGCAGTGCGCTCCGGCGCTCGGCAGCCTGGCGTCCAGATCACCCGTCTCGGTCACAGGACCTCCTTGATCTTGTAGCTCTGGCTGTAGCGAGCGAACCGCGGGTTCTTGACTGGCGACAGCCCGTCGAAGCGCCCCCAGATCACGTTGTTGTAGAACTCGCTCGGCGTCGCCGGGTCCGGCATCCAGAGGAAGTTGCCGCTGATCCCGACACTCCCCTGGAGCTGCGAGAAGATCTGGTCCCACGCCTCGGCTGTCCTGAGCGCGTTGCAGACCAACTCGCCGATCCGCCGCTTCGGCCGCACCTCGAACCACTCCTGTCCTCCCGGCGTCTCGCTGACCGGCGACATGTCGGCCCAGGAGATCCCCCAATTGTAGTCCATGTTGACGAACGGCTGGATGGCGTTGGCGACGACCATCCGCCCCTGCTGCGCGTAGGCGTCGGCGGTGGACATCTGGTCGACGAGCACGTAGGGCGAACCCGAGGGAATCGGCGTCGGGAGCGCGACCGGGAGGTTGAATACCCTGGCCGCCTGCTGCGCGACGGTCACCGGGTAGGAGACGGCCTGGTCACCGGAGTCGTAGAGGTAGCCGTTGTGCTCGGCCAGCCACTCGAAGGCCGCGAACTCCACGGTCTGCGAACTGCCCGCCGTCCCGGTGACCCTGAGCCCGGCCGTCGTGCTGCTCAACGAGGCAAGGAGCGACGCGTTCCACTGGACGCTGACGACGACCGGCGTCGTGCCGACGAGGGCGATCCCGGACGCGAGGTTCGCCACCAACAGCCCGGACTCGTAGAGGTCGATTGAGAGCGTCGGGTTGGTGCCGCCGGAACCGCTCCGGCGGCAGAGGATCGAGAACGTCTGCAACCCGGCGCCGGCCTTGAGCGGCAGAGCGCCCCCGTCGGTTGCTGCCGAAGAGAACGACATGACGGCGACCGTGTTCGCCGTCGGCGATGTCGCCGTCAGCCAGGAGGTCGCCGGCTGCCAGACGCCGCCTGGTGACGTGGCGCCGGTCAGGTTGGTAAGCGTCGGTCCACTCGGAGCCGGTCGCACGATGCCACTCAACTGGTTCCCGGCGCTGGCGTAGATCCGCGCTCGCCACTTCCGCGTTACGCCAGAGCCGGCGTACGGGCGCGCTGAATCGTTGATGAGCGCGGCGACAGCGATCGCGTGGTCGTAGGAGAGCGCCGCCGCCGGCTTGTACTGCAACCACCGCGAGGCCGGGTAGACGAGCGGGCCGGCGCCGCCTCCTGCCGCCAGCGTCTGGCCGCTCCCAGGCAGTACGTCAGGTGCCGATCGCCAGACGCTCGTGATCTCCGGGCTCTGTAGGTTCGTGACGTTCGAGCCCGCAGCCGTGCTCCCGGCCGTGAGCGTCCCCAGGTCCGCCGCGTTCGGGAGCGTGAAGAGCATCGAGGCCATCAGCCCTGCCCCCAGATGCCCAGGCCGACGGAGCCCAACTGCTGCTGCTCGTCGAAGGACAGGATGACAAAGTTACGCGGCGTCCCGAGGCGCGGTCCAGCGCCACCCGGCAGGCTATAGCTGACCGCCGCCTTCTGGTTGACGTCCACCGCGTAGGGCAGCGTGTGGCCGCCGATCTTGTAGAGGTCACTCCGCACCTTGAGGAGTGCGAGCAGGCGCTCGGCCTCGGCGAGGGCGTCCGCGTAGAAGGTGTAGTTCGCGAGGACGATCAGGGTCCGTGCCTGGCTGTAGGTCGTCAGTACCTGGGCGTCCTGAGCGAGGGCGTAGCGGTACTGGCGCAGGCAGAACGCGAGGCGCGCCGGGTTCGACAGCGCGACGCCAGAGAGGTTGTTCGCCGAACTGTTGTTGTAGTTGTAGTTCTGCGCGTAGCCGACCGCCACCCGGTAGATCGGGAGGTTCTGCAGCTCGGTCGTCCACTGTGGCTTCGTCTCGATCGAGGTGTAGTCGAGTGTCACTGCCGCAGCCCCGGGCGGGACACCGACAAACTGCGCGACCTGGAAGAGGTTGCCGATCCGCTCGAAACCGTAGAGCGCACCGGCTGAGTTGGCGACCTCGTCGCAGACGTCCTTCAGCACCCGGCCGGCACCGAGCAGTGAACCGGTGAAGGGGTCTGGCGTCGAGCTCGCCGTGTCCTGGACCGCGATGCCGACCGTCGCGCCATTGGCGGCGTCCATGGCGGTGAAGGCCGCGGTGTCGAGGTCTGCCGGGTCAAGTAGGAGCCCGTGACGGACGACGATGCGCCGGATGACCTGGCCAGCGGTCTTGACGTAGCCTGCTGGGCCCCCGTTGTCGCCGCGCACCCAGGCGCTGATCGTGCCTGCGGGGTTTTGCAGCAGCGTGAAGTACCCGCGCGCCGCGTCGGCGGTCCACTGCGCGGTCCCGGCGGCAGTGACGATCGTCACCGAGGGGCCGGCCGCCGAGGTCGTGAGCGGGCCGCTGACAGTGATGACGGTCGAGGTGCCGTGGATGTCCTGGGTGACAGAGAGCACCTGGAAGGTGGCGTTGTTGCCGCCGGCTGAGGAGCCGGAGATGGTGATCGTCATGTTCGGCGTCGAGGCGCCCGGGATGACGGGAGGCGCCGCGGAAGAGAGCGCGCCGACGATGCCGGGCGCGAAGACCGAGAAGTCGGCGCCGGCGGCCGTGATCTTCCCGCTCGGTCCATCGAACGACACATCAGTCCCGGTGTAGGAGAACGGCGGCCTGAGCCAGGCGCCCTTGTCGGCGACGCCCTTGATCAGTTGGACGCTGCCATCGTGCACCTGGTAGATGAGGCTCGCCGGGTCGACCAGGAGCGCCGGCGCCTCGGCGACCTCGCCGTAGCAGAGCGGGAGGGCGGCGCCGGCGATGTTGGGGTCCGCCCAGTCCGCCACATCCCAGCCTGTCTGGCCGAAGAGGATGCCGGTGTAACCGTTGGCGGTAGCGTCGTAGACGTAGGCGAGTTGCCCCTCGCGGCAGCCCCAGGAGCCGAGGAGGCCGGTCTCGTTGCCGGCGAGCCGCTTCCGCATCGTGTCCTGGATCTGCGCCTGGGTGCGCGCGACTGACCAGATGCGCAGCGAGGACATCCTCGTGCCGACCAAGCAGCCGCTCGCGCCAGCGGCAGTCGCGAGCGCTCCGAGCGCTACGGATGGCGCGACCAGCGCGCCCGTCAAGGACCCGACCGTCGCCACTGGCACGGCGTTGACGGAGATCGTCTTCGTCTGCGCTCCGTGGTCGTAAACGCACTCGATGTGGTTCCAGCCAAGGACGACGGTGTTGGCGGCGGTCACCAGTGCACCGTTCGACACGTCGCTCGTCGCGAAGCGCACTGTGCCGTTACCACCTACGTTGATGTTGACGGCGAACCCATGCGTGCCGTCGTTCATGTGAACCAGGTCCTGCCCGGTCACGAGGTCGACGACGTAGAACCAGCCCTCGACAGTCAGGCTCCCAGTCTGTGCCGGAAACGTCGGGAAGACGATTCGGTCACCGACGACCTCCACCTCGACGCACGGCGGGCTGTAGGTGTTCGCCGGGAAGTTCTGGATCGGTTTCGCGAAGGTGAAGTCCTTGGACCGCAGGTGGAGTGTCGCCAACTGCGGGTCGCACAGGATGTCACCGGCGCCGACGCCGTCTAGGACCGTCCCGTAGTCCGAGAGCGCAAGGACGGTCCCTTTGCCGAGCGTGCCGCCTAACTGCAACAGCGCTCGGCGAGCGTCGAACGCCAACGGCCGCATCACGTCCAAGCCGGCATCACCGTTCCCGAATTCAAGTTGCCCGAGATCCGGCGTCGAGTAGCCACCGATGTTGTTGCCGGAATACATGCTGCGCTTGACCATCGGCGGCGCCGTGATCCGCGCCGCGTACTCCATGTTCGGCGGGTTGTCACTGGGCTGCGAGTTGAAGCCGTGCGTGCTCGAGTAGTACGGCAGGATCGCCGACCAGTCCGCGCCGTAGGGGTTCCAGGCGACCCCAGTGAGCGTGAGCGCCGCGCCACCGATGACTGGCGAACTCGCTGCTGTCGTTGCCGGTGCACCGTCGTCAAGTTCCCAGTACTCTGCGAGCCCGGCAGTGTCCGCTCCCGCAGCAGCGGCCCAGCCGGATTTGATTGCCGGGATGCCGTGCGCCCACCGCCATGGCTGTAGCGATGAGACCGCGACGCCGCCGTCTCTGGAGAGCGCCTTGGCGACCGACCAGACCTGGAAGTCCGACACCTCGCCGTCAAGGTACTGGTTAGCACCAACTGGGTCGCGCAGCACGCTGCACGCATTACCCGGCGAGTTGAACGTCCCGGTGACCGGAACCGTCTTGCGCTGTACGGCGAGGTACCCCGACATCCGCTCGATTGGGGGCGCCATGGTTAGGGTGTAGAGCGCGAGCGATGCCGGCGTGTTGCCGAGGTCTAAGACGGCAAAGGCGAAGGTCCAGGCTCCGGCGGCCGCCGAGACGATGCCGCCAGCGTAGGTCGCCAGGAACTGCGTCCCGGCGTCATTGGAAACGACCGCCTCGATGAGGTTGGTGCCGCTGGAGTTGAGTCGCAAGAAGCGCTGGCCTGCGGCGGCTCCTTGGCCACCGAAGCCGCAGATGTACTTCGCAACGGTCGCTGAGCGCTGCGGCTTGACCCAGCAGCCCCAGGACATCGATCCGGCCGGCGCCGCGACCGTCGCCGCGCCGTAGCCCGCTACGCCGTCCCCGACAAGCGATGGGCCGACATGCGACGGGTCGTACGGCCATAGCGTGCAGAGCCACGCCTTCGTCGCCAGTGGGTCGGCCAGCAGCGCCGAGTAGTTGGCCGTCATGCAGCGACTCTCCCGGAGCGCTGGACGCTACCGACAACCGCCATGGCGCGAGTCAGCTCGGCCTGCCGCTGCTCAACCGCAGCGACGCGCCCTGCGAGAAGCGTCGCCTCGGCACGCTGCTGATCTCGGAAGGCGGCGAGTTCGGCTACGACCGCCCGCCCATCCGCCGTCAACTGGTCACCCTGAGTCGGCGGGGGCACCAGCCGCACCGGCATGACGATCGGCGGCACAAGCGGCGGTACGACGCCCCAAGGTGATGCGGTGACTGAAGTGTCAGCGCCGTGGACTGCACTCCTCCTGTCCGCAGGAGTCGCCATCGAACTCACCGTCGTCGGACCACCGAGCGCAGTCCAGTTCGTGACCGCTACAAACATCGGCGACGCACTGCTGCCGCCGAGGCCCGCAGCGGTGCCGAAGGCGGCAGGTCCTGCCGGCGGCATGGGTGGACCAGTCCCCGGACCTGGTGCAGTAGCACCCCCCGCACCTGGTGGCGTGAAACTCCACCCAGCCGCGAGCGGCGTGCCGGGCGGCAGCACGATCATCTGGCCGTTCGGGCCGTAGGCGATCGAACCGGGCGCCCCGAAGATCGGTTGCGGAGCGCTACCGGTGGCGAGTGTTCCCTGGGCATTCAGGGCCGTCAGCGCTGCCAGGATCTGGTTGAAGATCTCCGTGTACGGGCCGCTGCTCCCCCACTCGGCGCGCAGCGCCGTCAGGTAGGCCGTGGCCGCCGTCTGCACGTTCTGGATCGCCGTCGAGTCGGTGGGGTTCTGTTGCGCCGCAGCCAGGGCAGCCTGCCAAGCGCCGGCTGCTGCGGTTGCTCGCTCGGCCGGCGTCAGCGGCGAGATCGCCGTGTTCTGCCGCAGCGAATCGATGAATTGCAGCAGGGCGTTGGCCGCCGCCTGGGCCG